TTGAATAATGGATTTGAAATGTGCTCTTTGGGCAGATATGATATACCAAATAAGCAAAAGCAATCGAATTTTAAAGTTGATCTCGTTAATTCAAATATTGCAGTTTTTGGTTCGGCTATGTCAGGTAAAACCAATTTTTTAAAGTTGTTAATCAACTGTCTTCATAAAAGAAGTAATATATATAATGAGCAAATATTTATTCTTGATTTTGGAGGAGCATTAAGAGATTACAAAGATATGCCATTGGTTTCAGCTTATTTTGATAATACCAGTGAAGAATATGTAAAGCGTGTTTTTGTTATTTTAGAATCAATTTTAAAGCAAAACATTAAAGATCTTGGCAGCTATAATTTTAGTGTCGGAAGAAAAAATAATTTACCACATACAACATTTATTATTGATAATTTAAATGCTTTTATAGGTGAAAACAGATACTCTGCATATCACGAGAAATTTGGCAGAATTTGTCGTGATGGTAGATCTCGTGGTATTTCAGTAGTTTTTACTGCTTCAGATACGAAAGGAATTTCAAACTATTTGCTTTCATTTGAACAGAAAATAGCATTAAATTTTGCTCCTGATAAATGTTCAGAAATATTTGGTTCTAAAGTTGAAAGCCTTGGTAACATACAAGGAAGAGGATATGCGAATGTAACTGAAAGACCTGATGATATTATAGGTACTTTTAATCTAAATGCACCTTATGAAGTTCAGATATTAAAGTGTTCTGACATAAATGATGAAGATTCGGTTTTTATGAGAAAGTTAAAAGAAAAATTTGCTTATGATGAATCTTCATTTGAATATAGAAAACAGGTTCAAAAATACAAAACATTTCCACAGGAACTTCTTTTTGAGGATTTTGTTAATTTAAGACAACCTCTGGATGCTACAGATAGGGTTTTGTCATCTAATAATGTTGAAGTTGGGTTGGACTATGTAGAGTTTAAACCAATAAATGTTGATTTTTCAGATTCAAGAGTGGTTGCAATTTATGGTAAAAAAGAATTTGGTAAAACAAATCTTCTTAGATTGTTGTTGCAAAATCTGAAAAACAATAAGAAAAATTCAAGGTTTGTCTTTTTTGATGACGGCAGAAAGCAATTAAAAGTTTTTTATGATGAGTTTTCTGAAACATTTGACTGTGATTATATTTCTGAGTATGAGCAAATTCCTATAAACTTTGTTAATGGCAGAATGAAAAAGAGAAAGCTTTCGCCTATGCAACAGTTTTATAAAATATTGCATGAAAAATATATGAGTCTGTACAACGATTATGATAATGATTTACTTTATCAGATTTATGGAATTGATGATATTGATTTTACGGTAGAGGATTTACCTAGAGGTGCAGATAAAGCAGACGGAACACCAACTGTGTTTGTAATACAAAGTAAATCAATTTATCTTAATACAAAGATGAATTCTGATTTTATACATTATTTTTTGCAGGAATTAATAGACGTTGCAGATGAAAATGATTATATTTTTATTTTTACAGATGTAAAGAAAATAACAGATGCAGAGGTAAATGCATTGTTTAACAGTACCTTAAAAACAGTTTTCCTGCTTGACAATATCGCAGAATTTGCAAGCGAGCGTGGATCTAAAACTGTATTTGGTGATATGGATCAAAAGAATCTAAAAGAAGAATATGCAAAATGTGAAATTGGTGACGGCTATTTCTATAATGTCGAAGCTGATTTATTAAAAAAAGCAAAGTTTATAAAAACTGAGTAAGGAGATTATTATGTCTGACAATAATTCAAGCGGTAAATTTGTTTCAGCAGATACTACGAAAATTGCAAACTTTGAAAAGCAAAGTGCTGAGGTTATTACAGAATTTGCCACTATAAAAAACGAGTTTAACAGGATAAATAAGGAATTACTTGCTTCTTGGAAAGGTGTAGGAGCAGATGCTTATAGTACTGAAATAGCTCATATTTTAGAAAAAATCGGCAGTGTTGAAGATGTTCTTAAAGCAATAAATGAAAGTGCCGTAAAAGATATTAGAGATTCATATAGTCAGGTCGATGATGAATTGGGAGAATTTAATAGAAATCCTAATTCCGGAACGGAGGAGTAAAATGGTTGATCTTACAGATGCTCAGTTTGCCTGTAACCAAACGAATTCAACATCAAATAATGTCTTTCTTAAAAAATTAAATTCAAATGACCCTGATACTATATTTAACAAAGTAATAATGGAATTTAATGAGGAAGAAAATGATGACTAAAGGTATTATTAAAGGTTCTGAATTTAATTACATAATAGATACATCATACGGGCTGTCATCTGATGGTTATATTGCTACAGGTACTGAAAGTATTGTTTACAAAGGACTTAAAATTTCACATTCCGGAGATATAGTGTTGTCTTGTGTGCTTAAATTTAAGTATAAATCCCTCCTGATTGGAGCTGAGGGTGGTGTAAGTAGGGTTGTTAATGTGTATGACCGATTTAGAACACATGATTTAAAAATTTTTGATGAACTCCAGGATTGCCGTTCGGTTGTTAGAATTTTCGATGTCATAGAAGACTTAGGCGATTTTTCACTAACGGATACACATGTCGAAGAAGGCAGGAAGTCTATTTCTATTAACCGTGAAAAGTTTTTTTGTGTTGTTGAAGAGTATGTTGACGGTTGGTCGCTGGAAGAATACTGTCGAGATTATTATTGGAAACTTACTGAAACAGTTGATGTTGGTAATAATTTAAAAAAGAAAAATTCTTTTCATCAGTTTTCAAATGACAAGAAGCTTAGAATGCTCAAAAGTTACAGCAACGATTACGAAGAATTGATTCGTTATCAAAGTGATATGTTTGACTTTATGTTAAATCTTTGTGATATCTTGGAATATATTACGGATCAAAAGCATATTTTACACCTTGATATTAAACCGGATAATATTATGGTTACGCGTTATGGCAAGGAACTTGTTTTAATTGATTTTGGTCGTTCTGAACATATTGATATAGAAACAAAGTCGGTCAAAAGTAATCTTGGTGAAGCTGATTATAATAAAGAGCAAAGTATAACCCGTATGTATCAGTATGGTACATTGGGATATGCTGCTCCTGAATGTTATGTGAACGCATCAAACGGTTCTGTGTTTCCTTTTAATGATGATAATTTTGAAAAGGGCAGAATGAGTATAGAAAGTGATATTTTTTCTTTTGGAGCTACTTTTTGGGAATGCTTGAATGTATTTGAGTTATATACAGGTAATACGGAATTTGCTAAAGATAAAAGTTTAGGAGGTTCTTACGATTATTACCGACATAATATTATGAATGATGATGCTTATTGTGATAGAGATTTATCATTAACATCTGCTCATTATCACGAAAAATTAGAAAATATAATTAAGAAATGTACCCGCAGAAGAGAAAAAGGTTTTCTTGAGAGCCCATTGTATTACCATGATTATAAAACTCTGCATGATGATATTATAAACGCAAAAGAATCTGCTCCATCTATAATGAAATCAGAAAATATAAAGGTTAGAAATTCATTTGGTGTAGTTGGTGTTATGGCAGGTTTGTTTTGCGTTATTCTGCTTGTTTGTGGATTTTTAAAGATGACAGGCAGTTATTTTGCAGAGCGTAAAATGGATAATATTATTGAAAATTACAACCCAACCAAGATTGAGTGGCTTGAAAATGCTGCCGCTGAACAGATGAAATCTTCAATTGAATCGGAAAAACAAAATATTTATAACAAAGTATTTGAATTTTTGAGTAAGGAAGGCGATACGCTAAATTATTCGGAAACTGTTGTTTTGGTTAATTTACTTACACAAATGAATAATACCAAATTTATAAATGATTCTGTAGATCAGATGTTATTGTCAGTTGACCAAAAGGAGTTGAGCTCTTGTATTGAAAATACAGTTACAGGGCTTCCAAATTGTAGTAGCGACGGATATAAAATAGCTGTTCAAATTTATAATGCGCAGAAAAGGCAAAACTTGTTGGAATGTTATAATATGCTTGTCGATAATACTGATAATAAAAACTTAAACAGACTGGTCAGTAGATTAGCACAGGATTTAAATCATGATGAACAAATAAACAGTATTGCCGAGCAAGAACTTAAATCGGATTCAAATTACACATTATTGACAGAATATGAAACTGATATGAAACTATCTGAATTAAAAAATACAATTAAACAAACACTTAATAATATAAGTGCTTTTGGAAATGTGAATGGAGTGTTGAGTAATGAATCTAATTAATAGAATCAAAGTGGGATGGAAAAACGAAGAATTTAGTAAGATTAGAAAATACATAAGAAAACCTGCTTATATTACTTTTGCGATTGCAGGTTCGATAATGACTCTTGCTATTATATTTTTGTTTGCAATTGGTAAATTAGAAGATATCATTGTTTCAATGGATATTAGATATAATTCTCCCATCTTTATTACTCTTGCTGTGATAGTTTTGTCAGTTCAGGTAGGTGCGGCTTTTTACGGAGTTTTTTTAAGTCTTAGAAAATACAGACGCCCCGGAGGCAAAGGAATAGTAAATGTTTCATATAATAAGGGAACTTCGTTTAATGCCCTATCTAAAACTTTGGATAATAAATAGGAATACATATTGGTTTGGAGGAGATTTTTATTGACTACAAAAGTATATAAAATATTTTTAGCAATAAGTATTGCTTGTTTTGCGTTGTCTTCAGTATCTGTTATGCTTATTTTAGCAGACAATATTAAAGAATCTTTAAAGCCACTGATTATAAGTACAATTTTTTGGGGTGGTTTAATTATAGGATTAATTTTTACTTTTTTAATAGGGAAATATAGAAAAAATGAAAAATATAAAATACATAAATATCCCGGAATCTTTTGCTTTATGAAAAATAAGAATGCAACTATTTGTGACATTGTATGGCTACTAAGTATAGTTTTATTCTTATTGTTTAGTGCAATATTAGGACAGCATAATGTATTTTCGATAATGATGCTTGCGTTAGCATTACTATTGAGTTATCTTCATTCAGTTTTCAACGGCAATAATTATGCTTTTATAGTAAAGAGAGGTAAAAGAAAATGAGTGTATTAAAGAAATCTACGGCATTATTTTTGTCAATTGTAATTGTTATATGTTCAATGTTGATGAACATAGGCACGGTTTTGGCAGCAGAAAGAAATGAATCATCATCAGTTTTAGATGATGATGAAATTAATGATTTCTCTGTACCTGAACTTAATGTTACGGTGGATGACGAAAATAAATGGACTAATGATATAAATAAACTTAAGATTACTGCTCCTGTCAGTACTGAAATATATTATAAGACAAGTACGGATAAGCTTGACGATTGGGGTAATTATACAGATTCTGATGCGTTTGTGTGGGATGGGGATGAATCGGAAAATTTGCCTCAAGGCTCTTATTATATAAAGTTTTGGGCAAAATATCCTGGTGAATCAAATCCTGTCAATGACAGTGTTGAAGCTGTGCATTTTATGTATGATACTGAGGGCCCTTCAGCTTTTAAAATTAAAGAAACAAAAATAGGTAATGATTATTGTCTTGTTGCCGACGAAGATATAACTGATCTTTCAGGTGTTCGAGATATTCATTATTTTATAGATAATAACAGCGAGGGTGTTTATGTAGAGAAGATTGAGCTTGATGGGGATAAAAAAGTTAATTTTAAAATTCCTTTAGATTTAAAAATGCAGAGTCACAGTATTAAAATTGAGTTAAGCGACAATTTAGGAAATAAAACAACTGTATCATCTGAAAAGATTGACGATGCTGATATTCCAAAAATAAATGGTTTTCAGGTTGTAAATATTTCTGATGAAACAGAAACAAAGCTTGAAAGCAGGGAGTTTTATGTAAAAACTAATGATGACGGTGAAGAGGAAAAGAGTGAATATACTTATATTGGTGATAAATCGTATTTAAAACTCAATATTATTGAAATGAATCTTAAAAATGTAGAACTTAGTATTAAGATAAATAATAATCAATATAAATTAAATGTTGAAAACAATAAACTTGCTCCACCGGTTGGTATAAAAAAAGAAGAAAATTGGTATTATATTTCATTTAATGAATTATATGGTCGGTTAAAAAATGAAAAACAATTAACTGAATTAACCGATTTTGCTATACAATCAATATCAGTGACAGCTTTTGATGAAGTAAACCATCAAAGTGATACCCTTATTCTTGAGGAGAATGGAAAAATCAAAACCTTTTTCTATGATTCTTTTGGCAGCGGAGATGTAAAAATAGAACAAAATAGAACTGAAACGCCGGTTATAACTGAAAAGGATGAATATTATTTTTCTAAGTTGCACGTCAAATTTAAATTAAGTGATGATATAGGCATTGCAAGCTATATTATTACTGTAAAAGAAAATGATGATGCCAAAATTGATACCAAAGCAGATAAAGAAAATATTGTTAAAAAAGATGGTAATCATATTCTTCCGTCAACGGAGGAAACAACCGAAGAATTGGTGTTTACTAAAGATGGTAAGTATGAGATTAATGTAACTGTTACTGACCTTAGCGGAAATAAAAAAACTTTTAGTAAAGTCTACTATGTTGATACTACTGCACCTAATATTGTTGAAATGAAGTACGAAGTTAAGAATGGCTTACTTAACTATGTTACTTTTGGAATCTTTGGTGTACCTCGTGTGGAAATTTCAATTAATGTTAATGATAAAGGTTGCGGTGTTGACCCAAATGAAGTTAAGCTCTATTGGAATAATAAATCTTATGATGCAACAGTAGATGAAAATACATACACATTTTGTCTCGATAGTTCCGGAAAGGGAACACCATACATTACAATAAAAGATTTCTTGGGAAATGAAAGAAAATATAACTTTAAAACTATAAATGATTATAGTGAAAATCTACCAGATGAATTTTTAGATGAAATTAATGCAGATGATAGTAGTGGTGCTACACTTGTATTAGAAAATGATGCTCCTTCGTATTCAATAACAGCTACAGGAAATTATAAAACTGACCTTAGTCAAAATGACGAAAATAATCAGAGTGAAAAAGGTCTTTATTTTGGCTTGCAAGATGACAGAATAGGCAAAAATAACCTTCATTTTACCATTTCAGACCAAGAAAATGATAATAAGTTCGGTTTAGCTTCTTACTATATTTGTATCAAAAAGATTAGTGAAGATGGTACGGAAAGCGAAGTGAAAAATATACCACCTAAGAATCTTACGCATCAAAATGAACCGATATTATCGGCGGAAGAAGACCTATATGTTGGCGATTTAGAAAGCGGTACCTATCGTATATGTGTTGAAGCAAAGGATATTGCAGGTAACGATGCAATCTTAGACGAAGATAATACTAATTTTAATTCTAATAACGGTGTATTCTATGTTGATAATGAAGCACCATCAATAAGTGAATCGAAATATACAGTGGAACCGTCTGTTCTTAATTATTTGTCATTTGGTATATTTGGCAATAAAGAGATTAATATATCAATAAAAGTTAATGATGATGGTAAAAGCGAAAATTCTTTTTCTTCAAAAGTTAAGGATGTTACTCTTAATTGGGGCGATATCTATAAACCTAAATCAGTAGTTGGCAATACATATACATTTGTTATAACCCCTAATTATTCAGACACCCCATATTTTACAGTAACTGACCAAATTGGTAATACGAATATTTATTATTTTTCTACTGAAAGTATAAAAACGTTAAAACAGGAGGGCGAACTTAACAACGAAAGCGGAATTAATTTAATGCTTGAAAATAACCCGCCTGAAATTAAGGTTGATGTTTTAACAGACTATGAGAAATACATAATTAACGGCAAAGTATGGTATGGTAACGATATAAAATATCAGGTGACAGCAAGTGATATAGCTTCTGAGAATAAGTACAATTCAGGTCTTGAGAGTGTCAAAACAGATGTCCTCAACAATTCAGAAGCGTTTTCTAATTATACGGAAACACAATTTAATAATATTGATTTCGGCAAGGAGTCATTTAATAAACAAGAAGCAAAATATATCTATGATATAAATAAAGAGGGATTGTACAAAATTACAGCTGATACTACCGACAATGCTCAAAATTCAAATTTGGATGTATTAGAATTCAACATTGATAAAAATAATCCTGAGATTACTATGTTTAAATTTGGAAATCAGGATGATAATAAACCCTTTTATAAACATTATTATGGATATTTCTTTAAAAAAGCCACACCATTGAAAGTATATGTTAATGACCCTGGAGTTTCATCCGGAATTAAAAATGTTGAAATTTATCTTAATAGTAATGATAAAAACGGCACAAGTAAAACAGAAATTACAGATGGAACATCACTAAAAACCGATTCAACAGGAACATATGCTGAAATCCTTATTCCAAATAATTTTAAAGGTACTGTAGCCGCCAAAGTTACAGATAATGTTGAACATACAACAGGTCTGATTAGTGCAGATGGTAGCGTGATTGAGGACGATTCATTACATAAATCAGTATCTTCTATTGATATTAAGGCAACTAATGATACTGATAAAGAAGATGCAAATGGTGCGCCTCTTTATAAAACCAGTATTCCATTGGTTGTTAGTGTTAGTGATACTCACTCAGGTATTTCAAAAATTGAATGGTCTGTTTCTAATGATAATAAGAACGGCATTATTTCAGTTGATTCTGACGGTAAATATATTAGCAATTCTTCTGATATTGTAATTAACAATAAATCAATCAAGACAGATCATAATCTTTTGACATCTATTGATTTTAATTTAGTAGTTGAGAGTAATACAAACGGTAATGAAGTAACAGTTAAATTAACTGACAATGCTGGTAATTCAGAGGTAAAAAGGGTTAAATACAGTATAGACACTACCGTTCCCAAAATTACTGCAGTGAAAAGTAATGTGAATTCTTCTAATGGAAATTACTATAATACAGAACAGACTGTAACTGTTACAATTACTGAACGAAATTTTAATCCTAAAGATGTGGAAGTTAATGTAAACGGCAATGTTCAAACTATAGATTGGGGACAAGATAATTTGCCCTCAGTAACTTCAGATAATCAAACACACATTGGTACATTTACACTTTCTGAAGATAATAGGTATGAATTTTCAATTAGATATGCTGATATGGCAGGTAATAGGGGTGATTCCTTTAGTGAACCTGAATTTGTAATTGACAGAACAAACCCTTCAATTAGTGACAACTTTGCTGATTTCGGATCCTTTGATGATAAAAATGTATTTTTTAACATAAAGGAAAAAGATAAGGCAACAGCAACAATCAATGTAGTAGAAACTAATTTTGTTGAAGAAGATATGCAGCTTAAAGTTTACTATAAGGAACCTGGAAGCAGTCATGAAGATAGTGGTTGGTCTGAATATCCGTTAATGGCCTCTTGGAATAAATTAGGTGATAATCATTCCATAACTATTCCTTTTACAGAAGATGGTGTATATAAAATTGATATGAATCCTGTCGATCGCGCTAATAATAAGGGCGTTTTTGATGCGAATTCTTCATCACATACGGCGATATTTGAAGTTGATTTTACTGCACCTATTGTGTATGAAAGAAATAATGATATGGTAGAATCTGGTAGTACTAAGTTTAGTGATATTTATGATTTTAATCGCAGAAAAGATGAAAATCCAAATATTGTATTTATGGATACCAATATCGACAGAATTGAGTATAGTTTGAAAAAATATGTACCTAGCTATACTAATAAAAAAGAAATCGGCACTATAAAATATGAGGAATCAAAAGACACTATTCGAGAATTTGTCGATAATTCCGATGCTACGCATATGATTTACAAGTTGCAGGACTTTGACAAAGACGGAGTCTATTCAGTAAAAATGATTGCTTATGATAAAGCAGGAAACCCAAGTGTACTTAATGAAAATACATATACACGAATGGTAAATACAGATGTTCTTGCTTATATTGAAAACAGCGATAGCAAAAATAAAACGGGTTGGTATTCTTTTGAAGATGAAAACGGTCCTATAAGTAAACAACCAAGTAGTTTTTCTGATTTGAGCATAGTTGTTTTTTCAAGCAATTCTCAAAAAAACAGCGTGTGTTTGGTCGATAAGGACACTAATGAATCAACGGATACAAATATAACATCTGATTCAAAGAGTCTTTTTGATAAAGAAATGTATGGCACGAGTGTTTACCGATATACATTACCAGGTAGTTATTTTGCCAACAACTATACCGCTGATGCGGATACAAGTTTATACTTGAGAGTTGTTAATGGCGAGAATATTTTAGATCTTGGTGAGATGTATATTGATAATACTAAACCAACCTGTACTGTTCCGGAAAACTTCTCAGATTGGGGATGGTTTAGTGGTTCAGGAAATCAAACTATTTCATTTAATGATATAAGTGAAGTGCTTGATGAAGAAAAGACAGTAGCGTATGTAGATGGCAAAACATACAAAGTAAGTGATGTCAAAAATAATGATGTTCCGGGTCTGCACTATTCAAAATCGAAAAATCAGATCAAGTTGATTTTAAATGAAGGCAGTCATACGGTAGGTCTTTCATTGTTTGACAGAGCAGGTAATAATACTGTGATCAAAGAAGTGCATCACCTTGCTATAGGCAATTATAGATTATGGATTATAATTGGAATAGTGGCAGGCGTTGCGGTAATTACAGCAATTGTAATTTTTACATTCCTTGTATTTAAGCGTAGAAAAAACAATAAGAAGTAAAACTACACCTAATAGTCTTTAAAATTACTCCACAAATAAGCCTCCTATGGTAGTTGTTAAAAACTTTCATAGGAGGCTTTGCTATGTCGGAAAATATAGCTTTATACAACAATATGATAGTACAAAATAATTATCATATCAATGAATCAGCACAATTTACACCGTCTTAAACATATTCTGTTTTAGTGGTTGTGTGCCGAGAGTTTTTTCAACTTCTTTTCTTGCTTGTTCCAGTTCTTCGAGCCTTATCATTTCATCCTTGGCATCATCCAAACCAAGATGGGTATAGGTGTTCATCGTGACACCTATATCGGAATGTCCCATAAGGTATTGCAATGTTTTCGGATTCATTCTTGCCTTTGCCATATTTGAACAATAGGTATGTCTGCAAATGTGAGGGGTGATATTAGGCAGTTGCTCTCTGAAAATATCATTGTATCTCTTGACCGAGTGATTAAACCTATGCTCCCAATGCATTGCTACTTCTGGCATTCCTTTCGAATCTCTGAACAGAAAACCGCAATGTCCTGCAACCATAATTTCAGGAAGATTTGTGGGTCTGTTTTCAAGTATTCTTTTGAAGGCCTGATAAACATCTTCCGTCATAGGTAGTTTTCTTGTACCGGCATTTGTTTTTGTTGATTCAATCACATACTCCATTTTTGAGGTTCTCTGCAACTGGTGGTCAATATTGATGATTCTGTTGTTCATATCAAGGTCATTTATCGTCAACCCACAAAATTCTGAAATTCTCAAACCAGTGTGAAAGAGAATGTAGAAGACATCATAGTATTTGTAGTAAACATTATCGTAACGAACAAATTTCAAAAACTTGTTCATTTGCTCTTTTGTCAGAGCCTGTCGAGTGTGTTCAGTGTTTATGATAATGCCGAGTAATTGGAAACCGAAAGGGTTCTTCATTAGAATATCATCATCAACTGCCATTTGAAATGCCGGTCTTAAAACACCTCGCACTGTTTTTATTGTACTCGAGCCCCTTCCGTCTTCCTGTAATTTAATGAGAAACAGCTTTGCATCGGAAGTTTTGATTTCACCGATTTTGCGACTTCCAAATTCCTCTTTGCTCATAATGTTTTGCACAAAGTTGTAATTTGAAAGTGTGTTGTATCTTACACCTGTCCTTGTCTTGAGATAACGGGAGATTAACTCGTTGACGGTGATATTTCTGCCGGTTATGTCAAGTCTTGAGTCAACATCTTTACCGACCAGCTTTTCTAATTCTCTTAGTGACAGGCAAGGCTGTTTGCCTATTGGTTGTGGATCTGTCGGAACAAGTCGCCAGCTGTATACAAATTTTGGCTTGCCGTCAACTAAATACTTGAATTGATATTTTCCGTTTGCCCTTATTGATTCTCCGTTGTGCAAAAGTCTATGCTTTGAATCTCGTCTTTGTCCTCGGCTCGCCATTTTTGAGTTCTCCCTTCATTCCTGATTTATTAAGATATTTTACAAATTCATCTTTGATTATTAACTTTCGTGTTCCGTATTTAGCCATAAAGGGAAGACCGCTTTGGCTTGTAAGACGGAACATTTTTCTTCTGCTGAGTCCAAATAATTCGGCTGTTTCAATTACCGTCAAAAAATCTTTGTCCTGCAATGATGGCTTATCCATATTTTTTACCTCCTCGTTTGGTACTCATATATTGCCGTAAAACTCTCAGAATAGCAACTACTTTCAGCAGATAAAAGGAAACTATATCGTAGAATTATTGCACAGATATTCCTCAAATTTTGTTCGTATAATCAAATAGCGATTACCGCTCAAAACTGAAAAAATTCCGAGATTATCCTCGGCAAGTTTTCTCATTTTTTTAATGCCAATGTTAAAATATAATCCGGCTTCTTTGACAGTTAGGGTGTAACGCTCTGCGTATGTAGGCTTATCCATTTTGTTTTCCTCCGTATCTGTATTTGACATAACAACTATGACTGCAAAATTTTCTTTTTGCATTGCCGTAAGCTGTAAAAGTTTTTCTGCAATAATGACAAGTCAGCTCATAAATGGCTTTCCTTTTGACTAAATCAAGATGATTGTTCCACCACTTATTTCTACAAGCGTCTGAACAAAATCTCTTGCGTTTGCGGTGTTCGTTTTGCTCAACCGGTTTTCCGCATTGTTCGCAATAAAGAGTGTGATTATCATTGCTTTGCAAATCAGCACTCATTAGCTTGTTCCTTTTACAGTATGATTTTATTGTATTAACGGATAGGCTTGTGAGATTTGAAATCTGTTTGTATCCGTAACCGTTCTTTCGGTAGCTTTCAATTTGCTTTTTCTCATTGTCTGTCATAAAAAGCACCTCCTACCATATAGCCACGTCAGAAGGTGAAAAGGACGCTTTTTAATCTTTCATATAAAATTGACATTCATAACCGTCCGCACGGAGTAAAAGACCTTTTGCCCAAGGCGGAGTTCTGCTCATTTGTTCGCAGATAGTGTTTACGGAAACATCTTTTTGGCATTCAATAATAACCTCGTCATGAACATGAGCGACTATGCGGTAATTTGTTAGTGCCTGCATTGCATAGAGCAAAATATCCCTTGCGATGGCTTGAATGATATTTTCACAGAACTTAGGACCGTAGCTTTCAAGCCGTTCCCATTTCTTCGTACTGCCAATGCCTTCATAAGTGACAGCCTCACTGCCGTATTTATTTATCCCGATTCTCGGCTTAACATATGCAAGTCTTCTGTCGGAGGGGAGAGTGATGAACAGAAATCCGCTTTCGTAGGTAAAAGATATGCCATTGGTTTCAGTCGGTATCCTTTTGATAACAGTTTCTTTAACACATTTATCAATGTCCCACCAGAGCTTAGTGATTGACGGATTAGAGTTTCTCCACGCACACACAAGAGGCTGAAGTTCATCCTCTGAAAGTCCCATCTGAATAGCACCCATAGCTTTCAATGCTCCGACAGAACCACCGTATCCGAGTGCAAGCTCGGCAATTTTGCCTTTTTGTCGCAGATGCCCGTTTATTCCGTGCTTTTCAACCGGAACACCAAACATCTGTGATGCACTACTGCAGTAAATATCTTTGCCCTCCCTAAAAACTTTGTTTCTCCATTTCTCACCTGCAAGCCACGCAAGGACTCTTGCCTCAATAGCAGAAAAGTCAGCAACGATGAATTTGTTATCTCCCTGTGGCACAAAGGCTGTACGGATAAGCTGTGACAAGGTATCCGGGATATCATCATATAAAAGTTCAAGGGCATCAAAGTTACCGCATCTTACAAGACCTCTTGCCTGTGTAAGATCTGGCATATGGTTCTGAGGCAGGTTCTGGAGCTGCACCAGTCTTCCGGCAAATCTGCCAGTTCTGTTTGCACCGTAAAACTGAAACATTCCTCTTGCACGGCTGTCTTTACAAACGGCATTTTTCATTGCCGTGTATTTCTTAACACTGCTTTTTGCTAGTTGCTGTCTGAGTGATAACACTTTGTGTACTTGATAGGGTGCAGTTTTCAGCATTTCTGAAACTGATGATTTGCTAAGACTTTCGGTTTCAAATCCGTTTTCAGAGAGCCAGTTTTTCATTTGCTGAACGGAATTTGGATTATCAAGATTGGTAAGGGATTGTATATCATTGACAAGCGACTTTTTAACCATTTCATCAATAACTATTGCGTTTTCAACTAAAAACATATCTACACCAATGCCACGGTCATTTATATTTTGGTCAAGGTGGTATTCGTTCCATATTGAATCGCTTACAGGAAATCTTGATAATTTCTTTTGAATACTCATCTCAGTTTCAACATCACGAATATTGTATGCCTTGAAATTATTCCACTTTTCTATATTGTGATATGGCATATTTCTTGTTCTGCCATTATTGATTTTTGTAGGGGAACAGGGAATACAAAAATATCGTATGAGATTTTTACCCTCTGACAGCTTTTGCTTTTCAAGGCCTAATACAGCACCCACACCCTCAAGAGAAAGGGGAAGACCAAGTGTTGCCGACCAGACAAGAGTACAATGCCAAGATGACGGGTTAAGATATTTGCCGTCAAAATCTATACCTAAATCTTTAAGATACCTTGATAAGCATACCCTCTCAAATTGTGCGTTGAATGCCCATTTGATAACCGAAGTATCGGTCAGTGCATCAAGAATATCCTCGGGTATCTTTTCTCCCATACACAAGTCAATGACTTTGACATCACTGCCGTCAACAGAATAGCCAAACAGCAGAATTTCAAAATCATCACTTTCCGCATAACGGTAAACACCAGATTTCTGAAGATTAGTACTTGAATATGTTTCTATGTCAATACTGATTGATTTCATATTTCTACTTCCTTATATATAAAAAACGGACGGCAGAGAGTATCCCTCCACCGTCCGAATTTGTTAATTATCTAAGTTGTTTTTCTTAGCCCTTCTCGCTATTCTGTGCTTTCTAAAAGTCTTGTGAATAAGGAAAATTAAATCCGTTACGGTGCTTATGATGCCGTACATACCTATTCCCAAGAAAAAACAGAAGATAACAACTACATCAAATAATTTTGCAAGTTCATAAAATTCGTTCATATCATTTACCTCGTATTATGTTAGGATAAGAAATCATCATCTGTTTCTGTTCTGAAATCATCAGTAGCCGAACTTCTGCCACCAAGCGGTTCGCCGTCCTTTATTTTCTGAATGTTGCCAAGACCACAGGCAATACCTTTGTTGCCATTTGAATTGAATGCGTAAAAATTCAGAGACACTCTTGCATAACAACCGCTGTACACCTCATCTCTGTCAAGAATAGGTTTTACAGCCTTATCAACAATCTGCGGAGCGGTTCTGCTGTTTGCATTGATAAACCAGTGACCTGCATAAGCCTCATCATTACGCTCGGTATCACCGTCACGAAGAGGAAGTTTAAGTGATGCTTTGTTTGGCTTTTTACCGCCAAATTTACCGATACCTTCTTCAATTGCAGTGTTTACAGCGTTGTTAATCGCATTAACGGTTTCAGTATCATCTTTTGGAATAAGTACGGATACGCTGTATCTTTCAGGACTGCCGTTGATTGAAACAGGTTCCCAACCGTGAAAATATGAAAGTCTTGTGTTTTTGCCTGTGATAACTTTTGTTCTGTTTGAATTAGCCATAATAATTAGTCCTCCGTTATAAATTCGTTTTTAACATCTGTGATTGTCATAGCCTCTCTTTTGTCAGTTTCGGGAACAAGAGTAGGCTTGCCTTTTGGTTTAATGATAAGATTTCCAAGTATCTCGTTAAAATTTTGTTTTCCTAAAAGCTTCTGCATTTCTGTAAGTGTGATAAGACTCTTGCGATAAATGTCTTTGTAGCCGGCATCTTCCAATGCTTTAGCCACTGCGGTTTCATCTTTATACTTTCGTACAGACCGTCCTTCAACAATTTTAAAACCGTTCCAATGCTTGCCGTGATTGACAGCTGATTCGGTAGCATATGCCATTATTTCATTTGCCCACTTCGTGAGATTGGGGATAACAGATAAAATGTTTTCAATTTCAGAATCAGTAAGAAGTGGGGGAAGTCTGAATTCTTCCTGTGCAAGCTTCAGATTGTTTTCGGCTCTTGCTCTGCATCTTACTGATGCTTTGCAGAATGTACACCAATCACCGACACAGTAATCACCTTCACCTTTAACAGCTAATTCTGCTTTTGGCTTTAGTACATTTTCTGCCCAGCCTTTGAGCTCATCAGCAGAAACAGTCCAAGTGCTGACATTATCTCTGCGTGGCTGAAAAATTGACATTGACACATCTTTGATGTCATATAGGCGGTCAAAGATTTTTAAAGCACCGAGAGCATAACATTTCATCTGCGGGTTATCAAAGGCATCAACCAATACTCCCATTCCATATTTGAAATCAATGATATGTATTTTGCTTTCAGAAACAATAATGCAGTCGGCTGTTCCAAAACCATTTGGTACATATTCTGAAAAATCAACCTTTTGTTCAATAAGAATCAAAGGATCTTTACATTTCTGTTTTGCAAGATTGAATTGTTCAAGTACAAAATCAACATATAAGTCGGTGTACTCTTGCATTTCATTGTTTGTGTAATGGGAGATGGGCTCGTCACTTCTTCTGCGTAATATGGTTTTGAGTTTATGCTCGCACCACGCATGGGCGACTGTGCCTTCTTCAGATGCTTTGGTTGATTTGTTCTCAAACTTTGATTCAAGCACGGCGCTTGGTGTGCAATTGAGCCATCTGTGAGAACTTGAAGGGGAGAGGAAAGCATGATTACTCATTCTGAAGTGCCTCCGCATCTTTGATGATTTCTTCGTAATGGCAGGGGGCAATTTCTGACAGTTTGTTTCCACCATACTTTACAATGATTTCTCTAACCTCAGAAGTGAGTCCGCTTTGACTTTTTTTAGCAAGAACACTCCTTACATCTTCAAGGAAATACACCTTCGATTTTACAGTTTCTGATTTTACCGAGCTTTCAGAAGTATGTACGGTTGACTTCTTCGAAATCTCAGTATTCTTTATCTCATTCAAGAGATTTGAAACGGTCTGCAGACTTTCTGTAAGTGTGCCAATGTTTTTGATTACCTCGGTAATCGCGTCAAGTAATGCTGTTATTTTGTTCATAACTGTCTCCTTTTTTAACCTTGGTAATGGCGAGTTCCTCAATAGAATCACTTGGAACAAGGACTGTGATTTTCTGCTTTCTGCCGAACAGCATTCGCAAAAATCGTTCTCGCAAGGTGATGTTTTTGCAGGATACCATACTGTTTCTTTGTGGTTTGTCCGAAACACTGATTTGAAGATTGTGTTTCATATATTGCACCTCCGTTTCCGAGAGCATTGTTGCCCTCTGTCTGTTAGCCACGGGAGAGTGCTTAAAAGGACGCTTTTGAAAAATTTTATTTTTATTATTTATTCGTAAGCAAAAAATCCCCATCAAGGAAGTTTTATTCCTTGATGGGGATTTGGCTTTGTTAAAATACTGTTCTATTGTCTGTTAAGATAAAATCTCGTTTACTCTTTTCTGAACGGTGTTGTAGTTATAGCCGGCTTTGGTGAGGCGGTTTTTGCGGTCGGCGCCGTTGCCCCATTTACCCTGAATTACTTCTTTTGCAATGGCATCAACTGACTTTTTGCCCGATGACTTTGGCGTGTACACAACTTTTCCGCTTTCATCAAAGACAGAGTAACCGTTGTTTTTGTCGGCACATTTCTTGGCATTTGAAAGGTCATAGAAAGCACCCTTCTGCGACTTTGCGTCCTTCCAACTTTTGCGTACACGATAGAGAATTTTCTTTGAAGTTGTAGGTTTTGAACTGCCTAAGCCAAGCTGAGCGTTCACCTCCTTTGCAATCTGTCCGTGAAGATTGTAGAGATAATCGCCCGGACAGGACTTGTTTGCATAATCCCTATGAACCGTCATATTGCAACCGTTAAGATGATTCATTCTCGCTGACTTATTTGTTGACCACACAAGTCTTTTGATGCCGTTTCTTTTGCAGATATCAACAAGCAGTTTAATCAAAGACTTGTACGCAACATCATTTACTCTGTATGGGTGGTAGGTATCTGACGCAACTTCAATGGTAATCGCCCTGTTGTCATTTGACGCAGATGAGGTGCACCAGCTACGGTCCTTTTCCTCAACATACATTCCGATTCTGCCGTCATAGCCGATACCGTAGTTTGAGCTTGCCTCTTTGCTTGCAGATGCAAAGATTGAGCCGAGAGTTTCAACAGAGCACTGTCCGACTACGCAATGGATTGAAACTGTATCAATCTTGTGATTGCGATTGATGTTTCTGTTTGGTGAAATTTTTGTGTAGCTAACTAATTTGCTGTTTGTGTATGACATTCAGTCGTCCTCCTTTTCACTTCTGTGGTGTAATTGTGCAAGCACATTTTTAATCTTTTCAGGAATGGGAAGTCCCAGATGTGCTCCGTTTTCAAGCAGTGACAAGCCCTCATTTGAGAGATAGAAGAAAATCACTGCCGTTCTCAGCACACTGCCCGTGCCGATAATGTACACATCAAGGAGATTCGCCACTCCCACAAGCAGAAAGATAATCACCTTCCTGCAAATGCCTTTAAAACCAACCTTGCTCGAAAGCTCTCTGTCGGCAAAGGCACACATCATTCCTGTAATGTAGTCGATAACTACAAATGCAATGAGTGCATACAGAAAGCCGTCTGCTCCTCCGAGAAACCACCCGAGTGTTCCTCCAAGTGCGATGAATGCAGTCTGAATGCTGTTCCAAATCTGTTTCATAAATACCTCCTGTGTCTATTTTTTAACCCACTTGCTCCAGCTTGAATTCACCTTTGAACGGATATATACATCAAACGGAGTGTCCCTTGCCGTATATCTCTGTGTCACAAGATTTGTACTGCAAGAAAATACTTCAAGCATACCGAATACAAGTGCCGGATAGTTCATATTCTCCTGCGGTACTCTTCGTCTGAAATAAATACCCTGCGTTGTAAGACTGTTAAGGCTGACATCGTCCTCAACAGAGGTCTGTATAATGCCCATAACAGGAAAGCCGTTCATATGTATTTCACCCGTCACATCAAGTGCGGATTGTGGGTTTGGATTGTTAATGCCTACCTTCTGCTTGCGTAATGCAACAAGCGGAGTGCCTTGCGGAATGGTAAAGTACAGGTCCGTAATAACCGACTTTTCCATCACATCCCGAATTTCAATATGAAAGCTGTATGACATATTCACATCAAGCTCCATAAGCTGAAGATTTGAGTACGAATAGCTTGTGCCGTTCATTTTAAGGTTGCTTAAAATGTCAACAAAATTTCCGTAGTTTGCATCACTTGTCCTCTTGTATTGGTAGCGAAAGGATAAAAGCTGATTGTGATTTACCCCGTCAATTGTAATTGGTGAGTATGAGCCGTTGAAAATAAGCTGGATTTCCGACTCAATCTCATTTGTTCGTCTTAGTGTAATCTTACTGAGATTCGGACTGCTGTACGGAATAACTGTAATCGTCTTTTTAATGCTCGTTGTGTAACCTCTTGAGTCCGTGACCGTGACCATAACCACCACATCACCGCTTTTGGTGATTGTACCAAGATTCAATTCCTTTGCAGTTGTACTTGATTTGCTCACACCGTTACAGCTTACCGTGTAGCCTGTAATCTTCGATTCATTTCTCGGCTTTGCCGTAAGCGGAGTAACCTTGAGATTTGAATAGTTCTGAATAAACAGCTTTGAGTTGCCCGTAACGGCAGTGGTCTTTAAATTGGTGTCAAGATAGATAAACCCGTTAATTACAGGCCTTGAGCTGTGCGATGTGGTGGTAATCTGACAATTCCTTTCAGAAATGCCTACATAGGTTGAACCCTTGTATGTGGTGACCGTTAGCTTTGCCGTAACGCTCTTGTCTTCATACATAGCCTTTAAAATGCCCGTTCTGCTGTCCGTAGGAATGGTAATAATCCTGTTTGCCGTCCCCTTGTTCCACGCAAGTCCCGATATGCCAGTTATCGGAATACCTCGTATGGTAATCGTAATGCTGTGTTTAAGACCTGCGTCATTTACCGTTGTGTTCACTGATACGGTCGGATTTTCCGTATCTATGTAAATCGTGTCAATTCTATTGACAACCGTTGTCTTTGCCATATTGCCTCCTAATCAAGAATTACAATGTTGAGTCCCTGTGAACTGTTTGACATCGGAATCAGCTTTGTTCTGCCGATTGTAAGCTCACCGTCAACTGTGGTTTTCTTCGTCTGAGTTTCGTCCTTGTTTAGGGTGAATATCCTTTCACCGTTGTAGTAGCCGGAAAATTCAGTGTTTGTAATTACTGTTTTCTGCGAGGACTTGCTGTTTGAAACCTCAATGCCTTTGCGGTCAATCTTTACCTCGTTTGTGTATATCTCGTTCGGTGCAGGCGACCAGTGTTGGATAATACTTCCGTCAGTAAGCATAAGGTCACTTACCGTAAGAGAGGTGTCACGGCTGTAAATGAATACCGTGATTTCACCGTCCGAAACATCGGGGAGTACAACGGAAAAATCTGTCCAATCAAAGCTCTCCTTTGTATTAAAAAGATATTCTCTTTTAACTCCGTTGTACTGAACATACATATATGCACTAAGCTGTGAATAGCTTTTCTTTGCTCTGAGTGACAGCACAAAGGATCTGTCGGCAACCGAGTTATACACACTTTGCGACAAGGTGCTTTCCTCACCGAGTACAAAGGCAGAACCCGAAGAGGTGTGACTGATTACATCTGTATCGGAAAGTACAGTGACAAATCCCGAATACTCCCAATCATCCGAAAGTCCGTTGAGAGCCGATGAGTTTAAAAGATAGTTCTTTCCGCCCGTGGACTGCTCGTTGATTTTAAAGGAAATGTCCTCTGCGGCCTGCTCAAGTGTTGATGTCCTTTCCGTAATTTCAGCAAGACTGTCGCTGAGTTTGTCGGTATCCTCTGTTTTTGTATATGCACTTAGGTGAACCTCACCGCTCTCCAAATCCCACCACGAGGATTTATCAGCCGAACTGATTACTCCCGCCTTGATGATATTTGCCATAAGCGTTCCGCTTGTGATAAAGTTTGCCACGATTTTTCCGTCAGCCGTAATCGCAGTTTCATACGGGCCGTTGTATCCACTCTTTGAAAAACCTAAGCCACCGACATTCCACCGCCACACATTCCTTGCATCGTACAGATTTTCGTTGTCAAGAATCAAAAGTTCATACGGCTTGCCTGTAACAGAATCCGTGTGCATAACAACAAAGCCACCTTGCTGACCTGAAATCAGCGAAGTGGCATTTTTAATAGCAGTATTCATAAGTAACGGAAAGCTGTCGGTTTCCTTTTTGATTTCATCGGTTGTACTTTTGATTTCTGCAACCGTATTCACAAAGTTTGATTTTGCCGTTCCGAGTGTGATTGATGAATATTTCTCGGCCAGTGCGTCATATACGGTTTCAATAACCTTCGTCTTTACCTCAATATTCATATCTGCATGTCTGACGGTCACTGTGTCGCAGAGATTCACCTTTTCGAGGAACTGCGAATATTCGGGCTGTTGCCATAGCGGTTCAAACGACACCTTCACCGTGGGAGTTTCGTCACCGAACGGATTCTGTTTGATGTATGACTTCGCCTTTGCTCGAAGTGTGTCCTCGGTAACGGTTTCTCCGTCCTTAAAGAAGGTCGAAAAGTCCTTGATGAGTGTTTTCTCCCTTGCATATGTTTCCACAATAGGAATTGTGATTTCCGACAGAGTAACCACACTTTCGGTATCTCCGTTTTTAATTACGGCATAGGGAAAAAGGTGTGTATATACTGATGAAAAATCATTGTCCTGCTCAAGTGAGGTGAGGTTCTTGCCGTATTCAATCACCACACCGTTGTCCTTACCACGCTTTGAGTGGAGAATGACATCAAACATATCCCATTCGTATTCACCGCCCCACACATCAAGGACTGAACCTTCCGTACCGCCCAGAACAGCACGAACGCTCATCGGCCTGTCGACTGAAAATGCCCTAGGTGCAGAAAGGTCGGTTTTGCAATTAAAGCTGTGCTGTGATGAGGTGCTTGAAAAAATCCTCTCGAGTGCAAGCTGTGGTGAAACCGATTTGCTCTCAAAGCACAACACACCAATGCCCGACAAATCATATGACATATGCTGTGCATACACTGTGATGATGCCGTTCATCGGTGTTGTAATTCTGTATATGCGAAACGGCTGTGACCTTGATGTGTCATTCGGCTTAACGAGTATAACCGTGTCGTTTTTAATTTCATCAAACAATGCACCGTGCAGAGGATATTTCATCACACATTCAAACGCACCGTTTCTCTCCTCTGTAACTTCGCAAAAGGTGCAGTCCGACAGCATACCGATTCCGTAGGTGTCAAACTCAGTTTCATCTGCTCTGTATAAAATCGGCATCATAACGAACACCACCTTGGAAATACTGAACCGTCTGTTATGCCACCGCCGAGAATAAACCTGTTTTCACCCCTTACAAGCAAAGGAAAACCCGTGCCTTTAACTGTATCATTTTTCAGCGTGTTGTCCTTGTAAAAGCACATCTTTTCGCTGTCAATCTCAATGAACTCGTCAATATCGTTGAATGTCCATTCGTGTCTGCCGTTTTCGTTATCAATGGTAAGCGTACCCGCACCGTTGCCGTTAAGATGAATAAGCGGTCTGCTCTCAAAACTGTACGGATTCACAAGTACGGTTTCACCCTTTGACGGCAAAGTCACTCTGTAAATATCCTCGCTGACCTTCTCGAGAGAATGCCATGCGGTTTCGTCACCGAGAAATGTGTAGAGGGCAAACCTTGCATTCTCCTTTTTCCATTTTTCGTTTACCTTAAGATATATTCTGCTCTTGTCTGCATCTGAATAGCTGTCCCAGTAGCCGTCCGTCCACGAATTTGTATTCAGCACAAACATATTTTTACCACTCGGCACAACAAGGTCTGCCGTCTGATTCCAACGGTTGCTCCAGTCATTTTCCGGCTTTGAACCATCCATTCTGCAAAAAATCATATACGGAAAATTCAGCACCACATCAATACTGTGCGGTAGCTCACCGTCAATGTCATATCTAAACGGCTTGCAGTTAAAGCTTACGGTAAACACACCGATTTTGTTGAGCTCATCTTCAATATCAAGCGAGGAGTTAAAAAGAGCATATCTGAAAAATCTTTTATCGTAGCTGTCCTTTAGTATGTGATACCTGTCGGGCTGTGCATACAGCCAAGCCTTGATTTTTGTAATGCTGTCAGCAAGCTGTTGACTGTTCTTTGCAGACAGATATACAGAATAGCTCACCTGTGTGTTTTCATATCTGCGATTTGGTACAATCAAATCACCATTGCGACCGGGGATTGATACAAAGGAAGAATCATACTTTGGCGAGGAGTACACATTCTTTCTCTGTATATGAAGCCCCATATCAGATGACCTGATGCCGTTGTATTCAAAATAGTTCACGCAAATACCATTCCTTTCCTTTTGGCAAACTGACCTGCAGTTTCCATAATCTCGTTTGTAAGCTGAGAAATATCGTCATTTGAGTAGTTGTTAAAATTTGCAATATTCAGCACAAGCGAAAGACCGCTCTTACCAAAAACAGCAGAATTTGAATTATCAACCAAGCCTTTAACATTTCCGTCAATGCTGAAATCAGTCGGCAAGGCAGTTTTCATATCGTCAGCAAGTGAGTTCATAACACTTGAAACATCACTGCTCATACCCTCGGCGGCACGAACAGCCATATCACCGTTCTTGTCAATAGAGCCGGCAAGGCCCTTGACGAGCATTTCGCCAACCCATGCCATTTCCTTTGACGGTGAGTGAATACCGAAAAAGTCGCAGATGCCGTCCCAGATACCCGAAATCCAACCGCTGACTGAATCCCAGAGCCACGATGCAAGACCGCAGATACCGTCCCACAAGCCTTTTACAATGTTACCGCCAATTTCAACAATCTTGTACATAAGTGAACCAAAGGCCTTTACAATACCTTCAATAATCTTAGGTACTGCCTTTACAATTTCCTTAATGATAGTCGGCAGATTCTTAACAAGCGAAATCAACAAATCAATACCCGCCTGAATTATTGCCGGAATATTGTCGCTGAGAGCATTAACAATGCCCGAAATGATGTCGGGGATTGCATTCACGATTGTGACGATAATGGTGGGCAGAGCCTTGACAAGTGAAATGAGCAAGTCAATGCCTGCCTGAATAATCTGCGGAATTGAATTTATTACCGCATTTATAATCCCGTTGATAATCTGCGGAATAGCCTTAACTATTGCTGTGATAATGTTGGGCAAGGCACTAACAAGAGAGGTCAGCAGCTTAATGCCCGTCTGTATGATTTGCGGTATTGAATTTAAAAGAAATGTAACTATGCCCATAATAATCTGAGGCAGTTTAGATATGAGGTCGGGAAGTGCATCAAGAATACCCTGTGCAAGAGCAGATACAAGCTTAAGTCCTGCGTCAAGAATTGACGGCAAGCTGTCCAGAAGTCCCTGTACAATCGTCATAACCGCATTGACCGCAGTAGGAATTAGAGTCGGCAGTGCATCTGCAAGACCCTGTACGAGAGTTGCTACGAGCAAGGTTGCCGACTCAATCAGCAAGGGCAGATTTTCAACAATTGCATTTGTAATTGTTAATAAGGCTGACACCGCAACAGGAATCAGCTGTGGCAAAAGCTGAAGCAATCCCTCAAGCACCTGTGCAAACAATTCTGCAAGTGTTTCAAGAACCGTTGGGAGCATTTCACCTGCCGATTCAAGCAGTGTGGTAATGACTGTCGGCAAGGCTGAGATGAGATTTTCCACAATAGGCGAGATATTCTCAAGCACGGTCTGAAATGCTGTTACAACATTTTCACACAACACATCAAGGTCAGCGTTTGCGTCGCCAAATCCTACCACAAGGTTTGTGACCGAGGATTTCAACGCATTAACCGAACCCGAAATTGTACCCTCCGCCTCTTTTGCAGTAGTGCCGGCAATATCCATACTCTCCTGCATAACGTGTATTGCATCGACCACATCGGCATATGACGAAATATCATATTTCACGCCAGATATTTTTTCTGCGTCAGAGAGAAGTCTTTGCATTTCCTCTTTAGTACCGCCGTAGCCGAGTTTAAGGTTATCGAGCATGGTGTAGTTTTGCTTGGCAAAGCCCTGATACGCATTCTGAATGAGTGACATATCTGTACCCATCTTGTTTGCGTTATCCGCCATATCCGTGATTGCCATATCGGCATACTTTACCGACTTGTCCGTATCACCGCCAAGCGACTGAATGAGGCTTGCGGAAAAGCCTGTAACGGTTTCCATGTAGTCATTTGCAGAAAGGCCTGCCGTTTTATAGGCATTAGATGCGTAGCTTTGCAGTTTCTGCGATGAGCCCTTGAAAAGTGTATCAACACCGCCGACAAGCTGTTCATAGTCGGCATAGGCATTAACTACCTCCTTGCCGAGCTTAACGGCAGTTGCGGCAGCCGCAGTAACAACCGCACCCATTGCCACACCGACACCCTTGAGTACCGAACCAAGCTTTGAAAATCTCTCCTTCGACTTATCTGCCTTGTCGCCTGCGTCCTTGATTTCATCGCCCATATCATCGGCACTTTCGGCAGTATCATCAAGCCGACCGTCAACCTTTTCAAGAGATTTTTCTGTACCCTCAATATCCGTCTTTGCCTGTTCAAGTGCAGAATTATTGCTGCCAAGCTCACGCTCCATACTGTTGAGTGATGCCTGTGCGTTGTTGAGCTGAATCTGCCAGCTTTGTGTTCTTCTGTCGGTTTCACCAAAGGACTCCGATGCATTTGCAAGTGCCTGCCTGAGGGTTTCAATCTTCTGTTTTTGTGCGTCAATCTCCTTGTTGAGAACCGTATTTCTTGCCGATAAAGCCTGAACGGAATTGTCGTTCTTATCAAACTGCGAGGACACAAGTTTCATCTCAGAGCCGAGAACCTTAAAAGTCTGATTGATTTCTGCAAGCGACTTTTTAAATTCCTTTTCGCCCTCAATGCCAAGCTTAAGTCCAAAACTGTCCGCCATATTCTCACCTCCTCAAGACATAAAAAAAGAGCCTTTCGGCTCGTAGTGTTATATGTGCATATATGAAAGAGGAGCAACCGTGTGGTTACTCCCCTTGATGATGTTGTTATTTGTTTACTCAATTAATTGTTACGAAAGATTGTACTTTTCCACTAATGAGAATATTACATTTGAATAAGGAACAAAACTCAGTTCAATTTTTTTCTCATCGAATTGTCCGTTCATAAATATATTTAGTTCCGAGAATAATTGTAAGGAAAGTATTTTGATAATAGCAGTATTATCTACGCATTCTTCATAATCTTTCGCATACATTTTACAGATTGAACGCAATCCAAAATAATTGTATAGTAAGCTTATTGTTGGTTTTAGTATTTCAATATTTGCTGAATAATCCATCCTACTCATCATATCCACAACAAACTGATGCTTGGATAATAAATAATTTTTTATAGTGCAAGCATTGGGATATACATCAATGACAGAATTGATTGAAAAAGTAAATTCATTTGGAAAGACTTTTTTTACCCCTAATAAAGCCATCAATTCCACCTGTGAAGCGTGATATTCTGTATATCCAGTAACATAAAGATATTTGTTTGAATCTTTTTTTGCATACATTTCTGCATCTAAAATATGGGTGAACTCATGAAATATAACATACTTATTTATCTCATAACTTATACAAATGCGTAATAAATGTTTATCGGTTTTTGGATTATATTTAGCTTCAGCTAAAGTTCCGAATCCATAGCTACATACTTTACCAATTTGTTCTTTATACAACTCTAACTCGTATTCAGGAAATTTTTCAATTCCCATAAATTCCTTATACTCTTTTTCGTAACATTCAATTAATGATTTAATTTGATTTTCTCTTGTCACTTTATCATCTACCTTTCAAGTATATTACAACAAATCAACTGCCAAAATTTAAGCATATTTGTTATAATTGAATCATACCATATTGATTATTAAGAATCAATGGAAATATATTCAAACCCCATAAGGAATAACATCATCAATGCAAGCAACTCGTTTTGGCTTTGCAATGCCGTTATATTGTCTATGACATTCCCACAAGTCAAGCAAAAGTCCAAATGGCATGAGCCACACCTCATCTTGCGAAAGGTTCAAATGTGCAAGTCCGTAATAAAGAAGTCGGGTAAACAGCTCATCGTCTGTTACCCGACTTTCGTATTTTTTGAGTCAAACTCGCTTTCAATATTCCTCTTTGTACCCTTGTGCATTGAGTCCATAATTGCATTCTTGTATTCAGCAAGGTCAAACGGTGAGGTTAAAAGCTCAACCTCGTCCTCACAAAGCAAAGGCTTTTTGCTGTTCGGATTTTTTAGATTGTAAATCATAACGCTTTGATTTGCAAGCAAGGTGATAAGCCAGATGATTTCATCAAGTGCCATTTCAAAATTTTCACTTTTCATAAGCCTGTCACCGAGGTTTTCAAGTCCGCCGTATCTTTTGGCAATTTCCTTTGTTGCCCTTGTTGTGAGAATAAGCTCATAATCGTTTCCACCAATTTTAATAATACTTCCTCTGTCAGTCATAACGCACCTCCGTATTTATTCAGCATAGGTCGGCTCATACACTTGAGTGTACCAACCGCTGATTGTATCGCTTGCGACCCCTGTATCGTCCTCTGAAATTTCAGCTTTCCACGGGTGCTTGCCGAGCTTGTCAGCCTTGTTTCTGCGGATAACTGTACCCTCAATCGACGGAGTGGAAAACTCGATGCTTTCGCCCTTTGTGGTAAGATTAGTTGCAGGAATGCCAAACTTCACTCTGTAAAGCCAGAAGTAACGATACTTGCCGTTCGCTTTCTTTGCACGAAAACCGATTGCAACGGGCGGTGCTCCGTCCTCAGATGCGGAAACCAACACCTTGTTTTTGTCGATTGTCGCACCGGTCAAATCCGCTGCAACGGCTGTTCCGATGTTGTCAATACCGAGTGTGAGCGTACCGCTCTGAAATTCCTTTACAACCTCAGATGCACCGTCATCGGCATAAAGTGTTGCCTCGGCAAGCTCTACCGAAAGTTCCGCACTCATCGCCTTTGCAAGCGGAATAGGTGTGTCATAGGTTTCGTTTCCGTCAGAGTCCTCTGTGATTTTTGCGTAATACAGCTTATCAAGTCCGATTGTTGCCATAATCTATCTCCTCCAGTTCATAAGTTTTTAATGCGTCAATAGCATAGTGATGATAGCCCGTGTCGCTCTCATAACCGATATACAGTCTGTCGGTAATTGAAATATCACTCTGAAAAAGAGCGGTCACAAGCTTGTATTTAAGTGCAGAGTAATTACCCTTTGAAAATATAGAAATTCTCACTTCCTGTCTGTCAAAGGTCGGCATATTGTCGCAGTGCATATCAAAGCCGTCCGAAAGCGGAGTGAGAACAATGTATTCGTCAGGTACTTTGTCTGAAAAAGCACCTGTTTCAACCTTGATGTTCAATCCCTCTGCAATACTCTTGATTTCAGCAAGCAAACTCATATGCTCTTCACCTCCTCATCAAGCGTGTTAATCATAACCGTCATACACTCCTTGCGTGACGCTGATTTTGCGGGTTTCATAAACGGCTTTGGTGGCTGACCGCTTTTGCCGTATTCAATTACGCTCGCAATTTTTGCATTGCTCTCGCCATTTGTTCTCGGCTCTGAAAAGCCTATTTTGATATTCAGATTGCCGTTCTTGTCTGATAAAACAGGGGACACGCCGAGCGAGCGTTCAAGCTCACCCGTTGAGCGTGACTGCGTTTTTGTGTCCTTGCTGATGACATTTCTGAGATTTGTCCTCACCTTTTTCAGAACAACCTCAGCACCGGCATTGAGTACCCTTCCGCACACATCATCTGTTTTGTCACCTAGTCTTGAAATCTTGAGTAAAAATTCCTCCGGCATTTTCATTGTGCATCTAGCCACTTGCTTCAACCTCCTTTGCGAGAATTTCAAGATACATTCCTCTGCCTTTTACATTCTCAACAGAGGTGATTTCAAACCGCTTTCCGTCACAAAGGATGAGCATATCGGTTGTAACCTCAATATGCGGAATACACCTCAGACGAAACAGGTCAGTCGCAACGGAAAATGTTGCCATATTTGCCCACCGTTCACTGCCGTGTCTGCCCTCACGATACGCTCTAACTCGTGCAACCGCTTTCAGTATTTCCTTCTTAAAGCCCTCATCATCGGTTTCAATCACCCTTTTCATAATTTCAACAGGTGTGTTCATCTTTCCAAAACTCATAGCTACACCTTCCAGTTCCTGTCAAGCCTTAAAAGCAGATTGACCGTGTTCCACACTTGCGCCGATGCATTTGTGCTGTCAGCAAAGAATCCGCCCGTTGAGCCATCTCTGCTTTCGTAGAAATGGCTCGCAAGCATAATAACTGCCTGCTCGGTAGTTGCAGGCATTGCGTGTGTGGAGTAGTAACCCTCATCAATGTGTTGATAGCTTTCGGCATAGGAAACCGATGCAGTGATGTACTGCTCAAGAAGTGCATCGTCCTCAGAATGTTCAAGTATGAGATTTTGCTTTACTTTTTCTAAAAGCCTGTCAGTCATAAAAGCACTCCTTAACCGCCTGTAGAAACTGTACCCTTCATTTTGAGAATCTTAACTGCCTCCGGAACAATAAGTCTTGCATCAACTCTTTTTGTCGCAAGGAACCCTACCTGTCCGTTTGCTGCATATAACTCATTGAGTCGTTTAAAGGTAACACCCTGTCTGTCACCAATCCAGTAGTAGGAAAGGTCACCGAATGCAATCGGCTTTGTACCCGATGCAGCATTTGCAATTGATGAAGATGTGTAAACAGGCTTACCGAGAAGTGTGTCGGTTTCACCGTCCTTAATAGACGGCTGCCATAAATACTGACCGTTACTGTCCTTGAGCTTTCTGATAATATTTACAGTGCTGTCATTCAAGAGCCATACACCATTCTTACGGTACGGTGCTTTAAGGCTGTAATAAAGGTCGATAATCTCATCAGCCGTAACATTAACAGTTGAGCCGGCCGTTACACCGACTTCGCCACCCTCAGTATCATTGAAAATACCATAAGGCTTTGAGTTGCCGTCACCGATAACAAAGGCCTCTTCTTCAGCTTCACCGATTCGTCTTGCAAACTCCTGATTGAAGTAGCTTTCAAGGTCGAATGCAGAGTCGTTCAAAAGCTCTTCAGATACCTTGATTAAAGCACACAGCTTATGCGCACCGATTGTTTTCTGACCGAATGATGTATCGCTGTCGGTGATTGCAGCGTTCTCCTCAGTCCACATTGCCTTACCTCTTGTGGCAACAACAGGGATTTTGTGTGCGTTTGACGCTGTTGTAAATGTATGTGCAAGCTGACGAATTACAAGCTCTTCATCAAGTGCCTGAACAAGTGTGTTTTCAAAGGTTTCCGGTACAAGAAAACCGCCCTCGCTGTCAACACCATCACTGAGAATGTTTCTGACCTCCTGCGTTGAGCGGTTTCTCATCTGATTCCAGAATGCTTTGTTGTACTTTTCAGAAGCTGTGCCTGTTTTACTCTCACGATTGACGTTATCGGGTTTTGAAACAAGCGGTGTGCTTGTCGGGAGATTTAACTCTCTTTCAAGCTCGTCTGCTCTTTGCTGACGCTCAATCTCGTGACCGAGGTCAACAATATCCTTTTCCATCTTTTCATAAGCTGCGGTATCTTCCGCCGAAAGAATACCGGTTTCGTTTCTGTGGGAATCAAGGAAGGCTTTTGCCTGTTCCCAGATTTTTGCTCGCTTCTCACGAAGTTCGTTAATTTTTGCCATAGTAAAATTCCTCCTTAAGGTTTTAATAAATTAAGTCTTTTTTCAAGGTCTGTGATGTCTGTTCCTGTATTTCTTGAAACATTCTTTGAATAGTGCTTTACAAGCTTGTTTTTAAGAGCCGTATTTACAGCCTTGCGAGAAAACAGGACTGAATTTTCACAGGGGTTATTTTTATCCTTTTCTTCTTCATCTTCGTCCTCTTCATCTTCATCAGGCTCTGTATTCGGATTTTCTCTTGCGATGATGCCATCGGCAAAGCCAAGCTCGACAGCCTTGTTTGCATTCATCCAGGTTTCAGAATCCATTAAGTGTGACAGCTTTGCTCTTGATAAGCCTGTTTTAATTTCGTAGGCATTGATGATACTCTCCTTGACCTCGTTAAGCATCTCAATAGCCTTCTGCATTTCGTTGTGGTCGCCCATAGCAACGGTAGCAGGGTTATGAATCATCATTGTTGAAACAGGCGACATCAAAACCTCTGTGCCTGCCATAGCGATTACCGATGCGGCAGATGCTGCAATACCGTCAATCTTGACTGTGACATTACCCTTATAGTCCATCAGCATATTGTAAATCTGTGCGGCGGCTACACAATCACCGCCGGGTGAATTTATCCATACGGTAATATCACCCGTGCCACTGTTTAACTCGTCTTTGAAAAGCTGTGGAGTGATATCATCGTCAAACCAGCTTTCCTCGGCGATTGTGCCGTTGAGAGTCAGCACTCTCTCGGTCGGACTGTTCTGAGTCTGATTCTTCCACTTCCAAAACTTCTTCATTTTCTTCCTCCTTGTTATTAGTTTCAGCAAATGCGCCTGCATTTTTGAGAGGCAGCATATTGCCGTTTACGAGGTACAAATCTCCGCCTTCCTCTGCTGTTATGCGGTCGAGGTTTTCAAGCTCTCTGATGTCGTTTGCCGACATCCAGCCGTTCTGCCTTGCTGTTGCATATCCATTCATTCGGCTTTGATAGTCACCTCGGAGCAGTCCATCAACATTGAATTTGATAAAATACTTTTTCTTTTCATCGGTGGTCAAAAGAGAGCGCACCAAATTTTGCTCCCACCTTGACACCCAAGGGTCAAGTGTGTACTTCACAAATTCAAGTGACTGCTGCTCAATATTAGAAAAGCTCGACTTTTCCAAATCACCGACCATATGTGGCGGCACTCGGAAAATTCGAGCTATTTCATCTATCTGAAATTTTCGTGTTTCAAGGAACTGTGCCTGTTCGGGCGAGATTGAAATAGGGGTGTATTTCATACCCTCCTCAAGCACTGCAACCTTGTGTGCGTTTGAACTGCCGCCAAAGGTCTGAGTCCAGCTCTCACGAACTCGGCTTGGGTCTTTAATTGTGCCGGGGTGTTCAAGCACACCGCTCGGTGCGGCACCGTTTGCAAAGAACTTTGAGCCGTATTCCTCACAGGCTATGGACATACCTATTGCATTTTTAGCCATAGCGATAGGTGAGTAACCCACAAGTCCGTCAAAGCCAAGTCCGGGAATATGCAGGACATCAAATGGCGGCAGTCTTACTGTTGACTTTTTGTTGATAGGTGCATCATCAGAGCTTACAATGTACTCATAATACAGTCTGCCGTTTTCATCTCTGTCAACTGTCATTCTGTCTGGCATAAGCGGGTACAAGGCTGTGACTTCGCCTTTGCCGTTGCGTATGATCTGTGCGTAGGCATTACCCCAAAGCAGAAGATGAGTCATCATAGCTTCTCTGAAAACAAATGATGTCATTTCCGGGTTCGGCTCATCGTGGAGTAAAAAGTACAGAGGACTGTCCGTTGCTTTTTCCTTGCCGCCACTGTCTGTGTATCTGTACAAGTGCAAGGGCAGACTCGCAATTGCCTCTGACAGAATACGAACGCAGGAATACACAGCAGTCATCTGCATAGCAGAACGCTGTGTAACAGCTTTTCCAGCTGTTGTCCTGCCTGTGTAAAAGGTATATGCACTGCCTGATGTTCTGTTTTTAGGCTTATCTCTTGAATGGAAAAGTACTGAAAATATACCCATATATATCACTATCCTTTCAAAATAGGTAAAAGAATAGCATCTGCCTTTTATGTGAGTGACAGATGCTAATCCATAATTGTTATTTTTTGGGTGGAGGATTATCAAGCACAAAATATGTCAAAGTTTTTAATATCACCATATCTTCCAACCCTCAAAACTTTATCATCCCTTTCCATAAGAGTTATAAAGGCTATCAGTCAAAAGAACTCACCATCCTGAGTATGATTCTTACCACAGGCACAGTAAAATGGTTAATATACCTTAAAACCATTTAGACTACACACTAACCATAAATCCAGGGTAGCGCATAGTTAATGAAAAGTTGTATTTCGTTAGAATCCAGGCCAACATACCTGCAATATGATGGCGATTGAGGGATGGGTAGACTTTTTGGAGATTCCCCAATACTTCTGATATAAGTTTTCTTGTATCTCGACCGTTAGGATAATTTTTCATCGTATCTACTATATTTTGCTCAATTCTCCTTTTTATATGGTTTGGTTGCATCAGTTAACCCTCCTTTAAATTCCTGATTACGTTATTCAATGATTCTTCAGATGCGGTTATAATCATTGATATAGCTTGAAGTTTCAAAGAATCTAATGTCCAATTCAGATTTTTAATATCTTGAGCATCTCCGTTGCTTATTTCTATGGACTGCATTTTGAAAAGCTGCTTTCCGTATATGTACTGACTAAATGGTTCAACTAAATAAGCAGAAAAAAGACGAAGTGCTTTACTTGGGAACGGCAACTCACTGTCGCTCTCTAACGTAAGCTGCAGAGTACGTGGATCAACAATAGATTTTTCCGTTATTTTTTTGGGATTCTTTGCGATAAGGCTTTTTGTATTATAATTTCTTATCGCACTTTCAAACACCGGCATTATAGAATCATCAAAATCCGGGGCACTAGGGTCAGCAAACTGTATACTGATTTTGTACTTTCTCATGGTTTATTCCTCCTGTTGACTTTAGTTTTGCTTTGAACGTCCGAACGCAAAGTAACGATTAATAAACAAGAAATCGCCTTGCTTACAACAATAGCATAACACGCTATCAACAAGAAAATATTTTTTATAAAAACAAAATCCCTCGTGAGTCATATACTGACTCCGAGGTATCATTTCCACAGCGAATTGCTCTGTCCAGTGCCATAATCGTGGCTACTGCACCGTCAATTTTCTCTGTGGATTTTTCTTTATCTGCCTTGATGTTTCCGGCAGGGTCTGTGCGAATGAAAATATTATCCATATTCCAACGCAAGACAGGGTGTTCACCGTGTGCAATTTTCTGCTCAAGGGTTAGTTTCATAAGTTCCTTTGTGGGTGGTGACATATCCTTAAAGCCTTGTCCGAATGGAACAACAGTGAAACCCATACTCTCAAGATTCTGCACCATCTGAACAGCACCCCAACGGTCAAATGCGATTTCCCGAATATTGAATTTTTTACCGAGTTCTTCAATGAACTTTTCAATGTAGCCGTAATGAACGACATTTCCCTCTGTGGTCTGCAAATACCCTTGTCGTTCCCATATATCATACGGAACATGGTCACGCTTTACACGCAGGTCAAGTGTGTCCTCCGGTATCCAGAAGTATGGCAGTATGATGTACTTATCCTCTTCATCAAGCGGTGGGAACACGAGTACAAATGCCGTAATATCCGTTGTACTTGAAAGGTCAAGACCTCCGTAGCATACTCTGCCTTTCAAATCATCTTCTCTGACTGCAAATGCACACTTATCCCATTTATCCATAGGCATCCAACGGACTGCCTGCTTTACCCATTGGTTAAGCCTTAGCTGTCGGAATGAGTTTTCTTCACCCGGATTCTGCTTTGCACTCTCACAGGCTGTTTTTACTTTATCCATTCCGATAGTTTCACCAAGGGATGGATTGCACTTTTTCCAGACCTTTGGATTTGTCCAGTCCTCGGTATCATCAGCACCGTAAATCACGGGATAAAATGTGGGGTCGATTTTTCGCCCGTCAATAATATCCTGTGCCTTTTGATGAATCTCGTAGCAGATTGAATGTGTATCTGTGCCGGCGGTTGTGATCAGAAAAAACAGCGGCTGCATTCTTGCATCACCGCTGCCTTTTGTAAGAACATCATAAAGTTTTCTGTTCGGTTGGCTGTGCAGTTCATCAAATACAACTCCGTGAACATTAAAGCCGTGCTTGCTGTATGCCTCTGCTGATAGAACCTGATAAAAGCTGTTGGTGGGTTCGTAAACGAGCCGTTTCTGTGAGGCGAGTATCTTCACTCTTTTGTTCAGAGCCGGACACATACGCACCATATCGGCGGCAACATCAAAAACGATTGATGCCTGCTGTCTGTCGGCAGCCGCACCGTAAACCTCGGCTCGCTGTTCACCGTCACCACAGGTGAGAAGAAGTGCAACAGCCGCGGCTAATTCCGATTTGCCGTTCTTTTTCGGTATCTCAATATATGCGGTATTAAACTGCCTGTATCCGTTTGGCTTTAAAATACCGAACAGGTCACGAATAATCTGCTCCTGCCAATCCATAAGCTCAAAAGGTTTTCCCGCCCAAGTGCCTTTGGTGTGGCACAGACTTTCGATAAAGGCAACGGCAAAGTCAGCGTATTCCTTATCGTAATAGCTGTCCTTTGCTTTAAATTTTGTCGGCTTGTAATTTTTAAGTTTTCTCAAAATCTCACCTCCGATAGGGCATAAAAATAGCACCTACCATTGCTGACAGGTACTATATATAAATTTATATTTATTATGTTATGAATTATGTCGATGCACTATTCTATTAATGCATTTATGAAATTATAAAACTCATCATCAGAACCTTCGTCAATTAAAGCTTTACCTTGATGTAAGGTAACAGCATAAACAATTACTTTTCCATTAATTTTTTCTTTTAAGTATTTTTTTGTCAAATCCCAATGTTTTACTGTTGGTCTTCCATCTTGATGATAGTTTTTCACTGGCACATTTTCACTCATTGTGATGTATCCAAATCTAATAGCTGAATTAATTTCTAATGCACGATTGACTGCTTTTGCAATACTATTTGTATTCTTATCTACATCAAAAAGTCCTCCGGCTTTACTCTCTATAATAGCAACAACCTCTTTAGGCTGATATACTAGTCCTAAATATGGCACAGCATCTTCTTTTACAATTAGTAAATCATATTCAAATTTCGATCCAGCAATATATGAATTTACTGCTGAAGTTTTAAATGGCATGTGATTATTCACTAAGTATTTATTGATTTCTTGTCTAAGTAACTCTACTGCTATTGCGCCTCTAAGTTTCTTTGCATCATTACTATCACCAAGATTTTGTTTCATCAATTGTTCAAGTTCTTTACAATGATTTTTATATAATAAAAAATAACTATTACCCATCATACATTTCTCCTTAATGTGAATAAATTATTATTGCATAATTATAACATGCTTATATGGATAAATCAATGTAATTATTAAAAACTATGTTTCACACCTATGAATAGTATCAAGAATTTTCTCCTGCTCTGTTTCATCAACGCCTATACTTTCCAGAGCCTCTCGTGTTCCGCAGTCGGGGCAGATAATCGTTTCGTTATCAACTCTTGAAACTGCACCTCGTTCACTGAATAGCTTTCCGCATTTCGGGCATACCTGAACCCTTATTTCATTCGTCTGCATAGTATCCTCCTCATTCTGTTCACCGTATTAGTTAAAATTCTTTTATCAAAGCCAAAATATTCATACCCCTCAAGGCAAGTGTAAACATAGTAATCTGACGGTATGCCTATCGGTCTGTCCGACCTCATAACATATGCAAAGCAATCAAGCGTGGTTTCATTTGTTTTATCCATACTTGTCACTTGCAAGGTGTAGTCCTGCTTGTAGTAAAAATTCGGATAACCCTCGTAGCGGTCCAGTGCCTTTTCATCAGTGGGTGTAACTTCCCATACGGCAACAGGAACGCTTGCTCCGATTTTCGGCTCAATGGTTAAGTACGAACCCGCAAGACTTCCTCTTAAATAGAGTATGTGATTTTCCAAAGTCGCTGTTCCTACGAGCCTTGCTTTCGGACAGCGTATTTTCATTTGCCTTACATTCAGGTTACTGCCATACGCAATGTAAAACCTTGTCAAGGAGCGGGTAGTATTTTGCTTTGCAAAATCTCCACCCTCAAGTCCTTGACAAGTTTTTGTTTTGGATTTATCTTCGATTTTAAACCCGAAAGAGTATCTTTTCAATTAAATCAGTCCTTTCCGAAGAATTGTTCTTCTACCACCTTAAGACCGCCGAAGCGGTCGGTGGGGCTGTGCCTATATTCTTCAAGCGGCTCTGCCGTTGCGGAAAGCTCCGTCACCTGAAAACCTTTTTGTGAGAAGTTCTCTTGCTGTCTTGAACTCGTCACCGATAAAGCCAAGCCTTAAAAGCCAAGTTCTCATTGCGTATTTTGGGTTTTCGTTCTGCTGTGGTTTCGGACTTGCTGTTCTCACTTCCTTTGCCATTTGGCTGAGTGCAAGGCAAAGCTGAATGTAGCTTTTAAGTTGTCCTGCGTGAAGTCCGTTCTGCTTTCCGTCTGATGGCTTGTCAAATTGAAAAAGTCTGAATTCAACCGTTCCCTTTGTAAAGGTTGCGTGGAGGTTGAGCATATGGTATCTACTTCCATTGTAATGGTGACTTCTGCCGTAGTTTTCATCGTGGCTCTTGTACCATACATCGGCAAGCTCCGACATTGTTTTCGGCTTTCTTCTGTTGACCTGCTCTAAAAATCTTGTGTCAACCGTTCTGCAATAGCGTCTGATTCTGTCACCGTCAAGGTTTAAAGCCTCGGATAAAAGGCTCTCGTGGCTTGCCATAATGTTTGCAAGGTTTCTCAAAGTCTGTGCTGTGTGTCCCTTTGCACCGATGTGAATGTGAACTCCGCATCCCCTTGTTGAATCGCTCTTTGCTCCGGCTTTTCTCAGCCTTCTTATAAGCTCCTGCAAGGTTTCAATGTCTGAATAGTTTAAAATTGGTGTGACCATTTCGCATTTCTCACTGTCAGGTCCTGCGATGCTGACATCCTTTTGGAATTTCCACTCTCTGCCTTGCTCGTCATATGCTGACCAAGTGCAGTAGCCGTTTCTGTCGGCTGTGTTTTCATATCTACCTGTGCCGAAAAATTCGGCTGCGATTTTTGCCGCTTTATTCCTTGTGATGTTGTTCATCTCAACCTCAACACCGATTGTCTGCTTTTTCATTTCCTCGATTTGTCTTAATGTCTTTGCGTTCATTTTTATCCTCCGTAATTGTGTGTATTTCCCTTTCGGTACACACATATTCGCTCTTTTTTGAGGATATATCAAGCAATTTTGAAAAGTAATATACACAATCTTTAATACAATATATTGTGTATATCTATGCTGTATATTTCTATATTTTGATTACAATGTCCTCACAATGTATTACATTCAGACCACAGCCGTTATCCCAATCAACGAGCAGACTTGCTGTATCGTCAACACCTCTTACAGTTCCTTTCGTACCAACGGGCGGTGCCTGAACATCGTTCATTTTTAAAAGCTCAACTCTTGTTCCGATGGGGTATTCTGCCCGTACTTTTTCAACAATCTCTTTGTTTGGAAAATTCATCTTAGTGACCTCCTGAATTTTATCAGTAACATATATCACTCAGAACAGCTGAAATTGCAAGTGTAATTTTGAAATTCTGCCAAATAAACAAACCGCCGAAAATCCAGCGGTTTTAAGTGTGAGTATTAAACAGTAGTAAATACCTTAATGGGAACATTCTCCTTTTTGCAGTTTTCAATTACAAATCGTGTTCCGTGGGATTTACCGTCCCAAAAGGCGAGAACTATATCGGCATATCTGATTATTTCCAAATTTCTCTTTAAAGGTGCTGACCGTCCATATCGTTCATATTCGGGAAAAAATTCCGTCAGCCTGATGTTATGAGTTTTCGCATACATTCTTGCACACCTGTCAATTCCTCTTGCACCGCCGCTGACTATTTCCGTTGTATCTTTGGGCAGATAGTCACCCAGATTGTTGATTGTTAGATTTCTTGAACCTACTACTGCTACCTTCATAAATTTCAATCTCCTTTTAAAAATATGACACCACTATGACATCATAATACCACCATTTTCGTTATGGTGCAATAATTGCGTTAAAATGATGTCATAATAACATCGAGGAGATTTGATTATGGACGATAACATTTTAAGATACACACTCAGAGTAAACCGGACACTTTTTCAGAAGTTCAGATATATTGCAGACTACGAAGGCCGTTCAGCCAATCGTGAGATTGAGCAGTATATTAAGCAGAGAGTAAAAGCCTTCGAGGAAAAGCACGGCGAGATTGAAGTGGATAAGGATTAATTTTTGCTTGACAATTCTGTATTGTTGTGTTAATTTGAAAATAACCTATAAAGAGTGCGTGAGAGACAAGCTCGTTGACCGCACAGCAACCTGCCAAAAGGTAAGGTGCTAAAGCTTGACTGATAGGGTTATAAAGATTTTTGCAATCCTGTCGGAACGATGGGATTATTTTTTTACGCTCTTTTTTAGGAAACTAATGAAAGGAGCGTATTTTTTATGCGTACAATTAGACAACTCATCAATCCGGAAAAGAAGGTGTATATCTTTCTGAAAAACAAAGCTATCCAATCTCGCTTTATGAGTGACACCGAGCGTGAGGGCATTACCTTTGGTGATAAGGTGAAACCCACAGAACGATATGCAGATGATATTATGGCTCTGAATGCTGACGGAACGATATGTTTCCTCGGCTGGGCAGGCAGAATGTGCTATCACTACGGCGGTAACACAGCTATCCGTATTGATTATGAAAAATATATTGACGGTTCTGACGATTATGTTATCAATCCGTAGATATAGTTTTGTTAAGGCTTGCAATCCTTGAAAGTACAAAGAAAACACAGGGGAGTGCCACTCCGTTGCCCCACATTTTGTACTCGGCTGAATCAGAATGAGGATTTTTCAGCCACTTGATTATCTGCTTGTCAGATTTAACTTTTGTGCCGTTAATCTCGGCATAGGTTCTGAAAACATCTCTCCAAAAATCAAGTTCTTCATCTGTGGGGTTTTCCGTTTCCAGGTTACTGCACCACCAATCGGGAAAGCCTTGCAGTCTGGCGCATTCCGTTGGTGTTAATCTTCTCACGATATAGCTTGATTCAAGGACTCCGTTCTGAAATCCCGGATTTGTTCCGTTTACAATGCATCCGCTTTTTTCTTTTGTAAAGGTAATACATTCCGCTTTCATCTGCGGATAAAAGCCGTAGCTTGAATTATCATTTACGATAGGTGGGTCTTTGTAATCGGTAGCAACCAGTGTATTTGCTTTTTCTTCTTGAACTTTCGTAAAGAAAGACGATTTGCTCGAACTGTATGTAGGAGCAGCAACAGCACCCGGGCCTTTTGCAACCATTGTCGGCTGTTTTTCCGTTTCAACGGCAAAGCCGTACTTTGCGTTTTGCCCTTGATTAAAAGCTGAACGGTCAATCCCATAGGCAACCGCATGTTTGTCCGTTGCATTAAGGGTAAAGCTGACATCTTCGTTTATACCGTCACCCTGTGGACCGTTCTCATCTTTTCTTCCAATCATTGAACCTTGTAAACAGACTGCAGGTTCTCCTCCGTGTGTGCAAGTGAGTGTTGGTGAGTAGTTTTCTGTAATGCTACAAGATGATTTTCCACCACCCTGATCTACACAAACAACAGCAATACCGCCTTGATTACAAGAGGGATTTCCTCCGTTTAAATCAAGTGTTCGTGAAGTTTCCGCCTTGTAAAAACCACTGTTCGGATTATCTGACTTCATTGAATTGCTATCCTTTGAGCAGATGCCGTAGGCTTGCGGTACAAATACCGTCTGGTCATTGTTGCAGGACAGAGTAGCAGACTTATTGTCCTGAACTAAAGCACCCTTGCCGCCACCGTCACAGCCACTTCTGATTTTAAGTGTCTTTGGCGTTTCAATTACAAACGGCTGATTGTTCCCACCAGTGCCGTAGGTTGAAAGAACTGTGGGAGCTTTCTCAACGGGTCCTGTGTATCTTGTATCCTGACTGTGGTTTTCAAACATCACAGCTGCCGGAACTGTACCGGCACGAATCGTAGGTGAGGTTTCTTCCTCATAACCTATGCCGCGGCTCTTTGCAGAATGTTCCGTGCAAAAGCCTGCCGACTCCAACACACAAGGTGGGTGGTGTGCCTCGGCACGGAGTGTGCAGGTCACATCTTCGGTAATATCCATTCTGTTGCCGCCCTGGTCGTTGAGAACTATACCGTTTCTGCCTGTGGACATTCCGCAGTTCACACCGATTGTCGAGGATACATCTCCTGTCAGCTGACCATTGTATTCGTCAAAGCCTGTTGCTCCAATGCAATCTTTAACATCGGTGGTAGTTGTTTTCCTCGTGCCGATGCTCTGCGGAGAATCCCCTGACAGGCTTTTTTGCTCAAATAGTATTTCTCCGGCACATTCTCCTGCAAAATCTGCGACAAGGTAGATGCGTTTTCTTCGTTGGGGGACTCCCCAATATTGAGCGTCAAACACTCGCCACGCAACGGAGAACGCATCTCCCACGATTTCTCCTGCGTTTGTCCACTTTCCGCTTTCAGGTTGAGATACAGATAATGTATCGTCTTTGATTTTACAGATTTCTTCAAGGACTGCCTTGAAGTCTTCGCCCTTGTTTGACGAGAACGCTCCGGGGACATTTTCCCACACCACAAATCTTGGATATTCGCCATTCGTTTCACACCTCATTTCCTTTACAATTCTTACCGCCTCATAAAAGAGGTTACTTCTTGCTCCCGACAGACCGGCTCTTTTTCCTGCAACGCTCATATCCTGGCAAGGACTTCCGAATGTGATAATATCAATAGGTGGAAGTTCTGTTCCGTTTAATTTTGATACATCACCGTAGTGTTTCATCTGCGGCAGTCTTTTCGTTGTCACACGAATTGGGAACGGCTCTATTTCCGATGCCCACACAGGTGTAATACCGGAAAGAAGTCCTCCTAACGGAAACCCTCCTGAACCGTCAAACAGACTGCCAAGGGTTAATGCCTTACTGTTCATCAGCATTAACCTCCAAATCATCAAACTTGATTTTCTGACCGTCACGCATTACATACACATTCTCCGTTGTGCCAACCTGTTCAATATATCTTTTCACGATTACATCGCAGTATTTTTCATCAAGCTCTGATGTGTAGCAGATTCTATTTGTCTGCTCACAGGCTATAAGTGTACTTCCGCTGCCGCCGAAGGGATCAAGTACGATGCAGTTTGTCATACTTGAATTTTTAATCGGATATGCAATCAGCGGAACAGGCTTCATTGTGGGGTGGTCGCCGTTTTTCTTCGGTTTGTCAAACTCCCATATTGTGGTCTGCTTTCTGTCGGAGTACCACTTGTGTTTGCCGTTCTTCTTCCAACCGAACAGAACAGGCTCGTGCTGCCACTGATACGGACTTCTGCCAAGTACAAGGCTTTGCTTTTTCCAGATACAAGTTCCGGAAAGATAAAAGCCTGCGTCTGAAAATGCTTTTCTGAAATTTAGTCCCTCTGTATCAGCGTGGAACACATAAATGCTCGCATCATCTGCCATAGCCTTTTCTGTGTTCTGAAAGGCATCGAGCAAAAACTGATAGAACTTATCATTCTCAAGATTATCATTCTTGATTTTTCCCGCACTGCCTTCGTAGTTGACATTGTAGGGAGGGTCAGTAACAACAAGGTTTGCTTTCTTGCCGTCCATAAGGCGAGTGTAGGTTTCTTCCTTTGTACTGTCACCGCAGATAAGTCTGTGATTGCCGAGCAGCCACAGGTCACCGCTTTTTGTTACAGGCGGTTTTTCTAGTTCACCATCCACATCAAAATCATCATCTTTTACATCATCGTTATCATCGGCAAAAAGCTCTGCGATTTCTGTTTCATCAAATCCCGTAAGACCGATATCAAAATCGGCACCCTGTAAGGACTCAATTTCAACTCTCAGGAGTTCTTCGTCCCAGCCGGCGTCCATAGCCATACGGTTGTCTGCCAGTATGTAGGCTTTCTTTTGTGCATCACTTAAGTAGTCCACAAACACACAGGGAACTTCCGAGATATTTTCTGCCTTTGCAGCAATTATTCTGCCGTGTCCGGCTATGACATTAAAATCTCTGTCAATGATAACGGGATTGATAAAACCGAACTCACGAAGTGATGAGCGAAGTTTCTTTATTTGCTCGTCGCTGTGTGTTCTTGCATTGTTGATATATGGTATCAGCTTTTCAACGGGAACAAGCTGCATTTCTGTTGTTGTGTTCATATACACACCTCCTCAAAAGTGAGTTCAGACCTTTCTCCGCACCGTCAATATCTCCCGACAGAGCCTGTCCTTTTATTGTGCGGTACTGTTGCTTTGAAAGATATGGTCTGCTGTTTTTAAGCTTTTTCATAAATTTGTTTAATCTGAAATTCATATCAGTTTCCTCTCCGAGAGCGTAACAATTTCTCCATAACATCATCCTGCGGTGTTGCACCCGAAAAATCTGCGGAGCAGTTTTCCTTAACTATCTGGAAAATCTGATACCACAGATTGTTTACCTGTTTCATATAGTTCTGACTCATGCTGACATACGGACTTGCTATTGCCTGACCTGTTGTAGGGTGCTTTGCAAGAAAGCCGTATTCCGAGATAGCGTGTTCGCACTGAATCCACCTTGAAACGCTCATGGCATAATTTCGCACAAGCTGAGTACTTACCAGGTTTTCACAGCCACGCTCCTTAAGCCACAGCCAGGTTTCTCTGAACACATCTTCTGCATCAAGGTCACCGCCGTTTTTCTGTCTGTCCAGCATATAGCTTTTAGGCTCGGGCACATCCTCACCGCTTAAATCCGACTCAGCAGGCAGTTCCATTACTGTCAGCTTTCTGCCACCGGGATTTCCGCTATCAAGTTTTTCTTTCAAAGCCTTGGATTTTCTGCCGCTCCCGGCTCTCGCACCGCCTCTTGCTGTGCCGTCTTTCGCCATACAATCACCTCCGCAGGGTAATACCCCGTTTGATTTCGCTTTTTTCGTGTGTGACACCCTGGGCCGTTGTCCGAGATGAAAGCTGTAGAGATTTTTATCCCCCTACCGGTCACCATCTTATTTTTCTGTCACCTATTTCAAGGTGAATTTTATTGTGACAGCTTTTGCAAAGTGACATCAGATTACTTTCCTCATTCGTTCCGCCTTGAGAAACAGGAATAATATGATGCACTTCATCAACAGGAGTGATTCTATCTTCCTCAAGGCACCTCTCACACAACGGGTGAGCTGAAACATAACGCTCACGAACCTTTCGCCACGCTCTGCCGTACCTGATGTTTACATCAGCTCTGCGTTCATATTTGTTGTAGTGTCTGTTCTGTTCTTTCTCGTGCCGTTCACAATATTGTTTGTCAGTAAGGTTGGGACATCCCGGGAAAGCACAAGGCCTTTTCGGTTTTCTTGGCAAGTGTCACACCTCCTTTGGGCATAAGAAAAGCCCTGCGGATTTCTCCACAAGGCTCGTTTGTTTTCTTTTTGTCTATTCTAATAATAGCAGATTATGTAACTCTCATTCTATCACATTTACTCTCATCTTGTTTGGGACAGTAATTTCCTTGAGTGCGGAACTGTGCATACGGTGAATGTGCTGCATTGAATAGTTCATATCAACAGCAATCTGCTCCCAACTGATAAAGCAGAGATAACGCTTTTCAAGAATTGTCTGATACTCTACATTTGGTACTGCCTTGATAACACCCATAATCTCACGCTTTAAATCAACAAGCCTGTCTATGTCTTTGTTTATTTCTTCCTGCAAATCGACAATTTTACATACTGCGTCAGCCATTGTAGAGCCACCGCTGTTGAGACCGTGTGGCATATCCGAAATTGTGGCTGTGCATTTTGTTGCAAGCTCGTTAAGTGAGGATATTTGTTGTATTTTTGAATTTATGCGGTCATCAAGAAATCTTGCCTGACTTAAATATTCCTTTGCTGTCATTTTAGAAAACCTCCTAAATCTGCCTTTACAGCGTCTATTAAATCTGACTGTGTTTTATCTTTTCTTTGAAGTGCCTTTAAAATTTGCTCATCAATTGTGCCTTTGGTGATAATGTGCTGAATTACAACAGTATTTATCTGACCTTGTCGGTACAACCTTGCATTTGTCTGCTGATACAGTTCAAGACTCCAGGTTAAGCCGAACCACACAAGTGTTGAACCTCCGCTTTGAAGATTAAGTCCATGACCTGCGGATGCAGGGTGTATAAGTGCAACGGGAATTTCACCCTTGTTCCACCTTTCAATATTTTCATCGGTATCAAGTTTTGAAAACGGAATATGCAGACTTTTAAGCCGTTCTGCAATTCTTTCAAAATCGTGCTTGTACCAATATGCCACTAAAAGCGGTTTGCCGTTCATACTTTCGATAATGTCCTCAAGTGCGTCAAGTTTTCGACTGTGAATTTCAATGATGTTTTGCTTATCATTGTAAATTGCACCGTTTGACATCTGACACAGCTTGTTTGAAAGTGATGCAGCGTTAGATGCTGTGATTTCTCCCTCTGCAATTTCAAGGACTAAATTTTTCTTCATTTCGTCATAGTGCTTTCTCTCTTTGTCCGATAATTGAACCTCATAATTGCTGACTACAAGCTCAGGCATTTTCAGATATTCATTGGCTTTCATCGAAACTGTAATATCGGAGATTTTTTCGTATATGTCTTGTTCGGCATGGGGCAGAGGCTTGTATGAATAAACAACCTGTCCGTTCATCTTGTCGGGCTTGAAATATTTGTTTCTGTACTGTCCGATAAATCTGCCAAGTCGCTCTCCCATATCAAGAATTTTGAATTCAGCGAATAAATCCATAAGTCCGTTACTTGACGGTGTACCAGTCAAACCCACTATGCGTTTTACCCTTGGTCTTACCTTCATCAGTGACTTGAACCTTTTGGTCTGATGATTTTTGAATGAAGAAAGCTCATCAATGACAAGCATATCAAAGACAAAGGGAACACCGCTTTTCTCAACAAGCCATTGAATGTTTTCTCGGTTGATTATGTAGATGTCTGCATCTGCATTAAGTGCCTCAATTCGTTGTTCCTCTGTACCAACAGCTAATGAGTATCTCAGTTCTGAAAGGTGATCCCATTTCTTTATTTCGTCAGGCCATGAAAATTTTGCAACACGTACAGGTGCTATAACAAGTACCTTACGCACTTCAAAGCTGTCAAACAACAGCTCGTTTACTGCAGACAGCGTGATTGAAGTTTTTCCTAAACCGCAATCCAAAAACAAAGCTGAAACAGGATGTGACTTCAAATATTCAATAGCATATTTCTGATAGCTATGCGGTTCGTATTTCATCAATTATCTCTCCAATCTGTTCTGCATCATCAAGCACATACACCTTGAAACCGAGTTTTTTAAGTAATCTATGCCTTGCTTTTTGCAGAGGGCGAGGTTTTTTGTTCGGTGCTTTTACTTCAACAAAGGCAATTTTCCCGAAGGGCAATAGCACAAGCCTGTCCGGCATTCCGTCAAAGCCGGGACTAACGAACTTCGGACAGATGCCGCCCACTTGCTTTACTGCCTTTACCAATTTTTCTTCTGTTATCTTTTCTTTCAATCGTGCAACCTCCATCAAATGTGATATGTGGAGGTCTATGGAGTGTATTTCCGTAATTTTATATATACATTTATTTTTATCTCTTTAAGAGAAGTTTTAGAAAAGACTTCCATAGACTTCCACACTAAAAGAAAAACGCTTTTATTCAAGGAATTCTGACTTCAATCTCAGACCGATAATAAGGTTACAATCTCTTGTCTTTTTACGGTCGAAACCGCTGCTTTCCAAGGCAGTGTAAAAATCAGCCGTACTGCGAATAAAGTCACACACCTGTGTGCAATAGGAACGATATGCGTTATACACTTCACCGGATTTGGCCGTATAGCTTTCATCAACCTCACAGCACTCAGAAAGAAAATGCGACATCCAGTCATTGTTTTCCTTGTACTTGCGAATTGCATCCTTTACTTTCTTTGGCGGTTCGATATGGTAGTTCTCCTCAATGACTTTTTTTGCACCCTCAATAATCCAGGATAAAACAGCACCGCCTGCGTTATCAAATAGATAGTCAGCATAATTTTTCACATCGTTGCTGCCTTCAATTTTCGCCTCAAAGGGAATTACAATCAGTCTTCGCCATGTACCTTTATCAATAGCACCGACCTTTGGTAAATGGTTTGTGTAAAGTACGAGTGTGTGGCTCGGAATATATGAAAAAGGTGCCTTGTATTTCTTTTCAGCATATATTTCATCAGTAGAGCAAAGCTGCTTTACATTTGAGGTATTAAGTCGCATACCTTCTTCTAATTCCGCTGCAATAAGCAGTCTTTTTCCTTTTGCCTCGGCAAGCTCGGGTTTCACATTCCTTTTACACCCAACCGTCAGTACATCGGCAGAAATATTACCGCTGTAAGTACCAAGCACACGGGATACTACATTCCAAAATGTAGATTTTCCATTTCGACCTTCTCCGTAGGCAATAATCAGAGCCTCAACATATACCTTGCCGATAGCAGAAAGGCCTACTATTCTCTGCACATACTCAATAAGGTCATTGTCATTGCAGAAGAAGGTATCGAGTGCATTCTCCCATAAATCAGTACCCACCTTATCGGCATTGACTGCTGTTTGCTTTGTAATATAGTCAAAGTTATTGTGCTCCTGTATTTCGTCTGTCCCTTTGCGAAGGTCATATGTACCGCTTGGTGTGTTGAGCAAAAATTCGTTCTTATCCAAAAGGTCCTGCGTAATACACACCATAGGTCTGACTTCCTTGAGTGCAGAAGAAATGTACTTTGAATCTCTGCGTTTAATTGCATATTTCTTGTAAATTAATGCATCCTCATACATTTCATATGAGTGTGCCTGTAATTTGTTGAAAGCAGATACTGCTTTTTTAGCACCCATCTGTGCAAGAATTTCAAAAGCACCGTTTTGCTCCATTTCTTTAAGCCTTTTATTTATCTCTGTTTCCGCCTCGGCAAGTTGTCTTGTGGTAAGTTCCTGTGCCACAGCCTGTGACAACGGGTCAGACTCTTCCCAAAAACTGCCGTTGTAAACAAGGTAACCCGTTGATGGAGAATACCTTAAACTTTCATTGTATTCTCTTGCAAGCACAACTGCCTGTCCTACATCCGAGTAATCTTCCGGTTTCAGTTTTAAGTTTGCATTATACTGTTCGGGCGGAATATATCCTGCCTGTGAGGAAACCTTTTCACCGAACTTTAAAGCACTGTTCCATATAATTTTCAGTTCTTCATCAGCAAGAGGAGGATTGCATTTGTCTGCTTTCTGTAAATACAACTTATAAGCCTCGTCGGTATCACCGTAGCGTTTGATGATTCTTCCCGCATAATGTGACATTGTGCTGTTCCTTTTACCCTGCGGAATTTCACTCTGCTGATTATCCCAACTCTCGAAATCCTTATCATCAAGATAATCTACGATGTTATTGCTGCCGTCATAGAATTCTACCTGTGGTTCTGCCACACCAAAGAGCAGTCTTGCACTATCCAGTGCATTACTATCAAAGTAGGGAAAAGAAGAAACTATCCTTTTCTTAAGGAGCGTGTATTCTCTAGAGTCTGTCATTTTAGGTATAGAAAAGTACACATGAAATCTTGGACGAGCAGACCTGCCGTCTTTTACTTTCATATGACTTTTACTGTAAACAGCAACAAAGGCAACATCAGGAAAAGCCATAGCAACTTCAAAAGGCGTAATCCAATCATCAGGATTATCACTGTGGTCGTTGTCACAATCGAGAGGAACATTATCAGCACTGATAAAGTTGGAATTACTGCGATAATTATCCTTATATTCTGCCGTGACATGGTCACATTTCATCGCCTTTATCATAGATGTTTCATCTGTGATAATATGTTTATTAGGATAAATGCAATTAGACAGACTGTGGGTACAGTCTGCCGTATAAATAGTTAGTTTAATCATTCTGTTATCTCCCTCAAATCTTCTGAAAAGTATCTGATTTTCTTTTTCATTTTTTCTGCCAGTGCAATTTCTTCTGCCATACCTTCGGTAATGCAATAACCAAACACCCACAGTTCAGCACATTTTCCGAGAAATACTTTATTCATAAACATTGCAAGACCTCTTTCGTGCTGTTCTGATAAGTATTGAGGAAGAAGAAGGTGTGGGGCAAAGGGTATAGTGTTCTTTGCAACAGCAAATCTTGAATACATTCTGGCATTAGCTGTATTTCTTTCTATATCACCGGAATAAGGACTGCAGATATAAACCATAGGTCGGAAGGCGGCGGCTTTTCGTGCCGCTCGCTCTTCCTTTTCAATTTTTGTCAAGGCCTCATATGTAACCGGGTCAAAGTAACCCTCTGCGTTGTATTTATCAATCGACATCTGTTTCCTCTCTCTCCATTGTAGGCAGAATGCCATCAGCCTTTAGCAATCCGTAAACGAAAAGACGACCTGCCTGAGTCCAATAAGTATGTGGTTTTGTATGAAGTGTTCCGTTGCTACCCGCATAATTGTGGGTCTTTGTGTGGGTGTAGCCCATTTCGGCATATTTCTGATATAATAGCCAGATGTTTCCCTGTTTGTACTGCACGCCTTTTTTATGAAGATATTGATTCATTCGGTTTGCACTCCAGCCGTAGTCCTTCGCAATTACCGAAATTGCAACAAGGTCTTTGCAGTTAAGCACCACATCATAATATGATGCTTTTGGTTTCATCTCTGAAATCTGCTGTTTCTGAACAGCTACAGTTTCCGTTAACAATTTTGTTTTCTCTCGCTCTGCCTTTAATTCAGTGAGTGCTGCAATTAGCATATCGGGATTGTTCAGAACCTCATCTATTGCATAGATGCCGTGCCTATGGATAGCAGGGAGGACTTCACTTGTAACCCAACGCTTGAACTTTTTAGCATTTGGCATCTTACTGGAAAGGATAAGGCTATAAAGACCTGATTCATTGATTAAGACAGGTGTTTGCTCTCTACCGATGGAGTCACGAATCGTTACCCCATCTGTTTTATCCTCTTCGTCAACGTGGTCGATGATAGCTTTGCGAGGATTACTGTAACCGAGGATTTCTGCCGCATCCCTAGCCACAAAATACGGCTCATCATTTATTGCCAATGTACGGACAGAGCCAAATTCCGCATTCTTAAAAATCTGTAATTCACTCATTAGAATTACCTCCTGTATTTTATTGAGGTTGACCCTCATTTAATAGCCGTGGGAGAGGGTCAGATTGGACAACTTTAGAAAATTTCTCGCATTTTCTTTTTTGCCCGTTGTAAACGCTTGTACACGGCATCCCTTTTTAAACCGTTTTTTAATGCATATTCCTCAGGTGTCATGTCATCAAGACAAACTGCAATGATTACATCGGCATACTCAGATTTCAGTGCCTTGCGGATTTGCTGACACAATGCCTCGTATTCATATTGACCGTTGCGTTCTTCTTCCTGCGAATTATCAGCAACAGTATCAATACCATCACTCTCATCAGGCTCCTCGTCATCTTTTCTGAACTGTCTTTTCAAGTTACCACGGTGTCGATTGAACTTGTGCCAGCTGTTGTACTCTGGCCTATTAAACTGTTCTTCAAAAGCTTCCTGTATCATCGCTTCTTTTTCTTCCTGTGTAAGATTTTCGTCACCCTCTAAAGAAAGGCTGACCCACATCTCTTCACTGTTTACCTCTAAGATTTGATACTTGTTTTCATAACGAATCTTTAACTTCATTCTTTTGTCCTTTCCGCCTGACTCTTAGCGGAAGGGCAAAGGGATAAAAATAAGGCCGGTGCTTTAGAAGTACCGACCCATATCGCCTGAAAAAGAGCAGAAGGAAACATGGGTACTTCTATCGCACCCAACCACAGGTTGTCCTGTGGCTAGTGCCGATATCTGTATCCCAACGCCCTTATAGCTAATCAGGCCTTGTGATATTAATTTTTGTGTTCTCTCACAAAGGGAAGATAGGCAGATAGATTATTCGGATTTTTTCTGCCTATCATTTGGTAAAATTACTTTCTGCCAGGTTTCGTCTGCGATAATGCACTGCCTGCAACAGATTTTGCAGTCTTACCGTAACGACCGTCTTTGAGGATTTTGCTTGCCTTTGAAGCAACTGCACTTGATGTCTGCTTTGAGTTTTTAGCCATTGCCAATCACCTCCTCACAAATTGAGTATTCTGTTGGTTTAAAGCCAATTTACATATTTTTTTGATTAAAAAAGTTGGTGTTTGTCAATTTTATTTGTAAAAAGTACAAAGTTCTGATATAATATACATATGGATCTTCGCATTGGCTTTAAGAACCTACTACTACTATACAAAATGGTCTCATTCAAAATTGGACAGTTTAGGACGGTGTAGGACAAGCAGGACAAAAAAGGGGACAAAACGATGTTATTTACAGAACTTATGCATTCAATCCATCCTCACTTGATGAAAGATGCAGATGTACCATCCTTTACAAGGAATATTATTCAGATGCTGTGTGACATCCCAGAAAAAGATTGGTATACAAAAAAAGACCCATCTTCAGAACAAAGGTACAAAGATGAGTCCTTACGAAAATTTTATAATAGAGGCTTAACTAAGAAACTTGCGAAATCAATGCTGGGAAGACTTAACAAAGATAACTTCGTTGAGTCTATTAACGATCCTGATAGAAATGATGTTGTTCTTGAAGGCTTAGTAAATGACATCCGACCCTTTTATAATGACAATCTAGACGTCTTAAATGTTGCAGATGTGCTGTTTGATTTGTTTCACAAATCCTTGGAATACATTGTCAACCCCGAATTGGAAAACGATAGAAAAATCAGACAGGCACAACATTACTCCGATAAGGCAAAGGGCAATTTCGGTTCTGGTCTCGTTGATGACTGTAAATATACTTGTTCCATGTCCTTGTGCGGTAAACACTTACAAACACTCGGAATTCACAATCAGAGTGTTGCTGACTATGAAATCATCCTTATTGATGAGTCAAAAGGCTTAACATATGACAATTTGATTGCCGTATGCCATGAATGTTTCCAAAAATATACCCTTTCACACACAAATGCAGATGAAAAGAATTTAAAAGCAATAAAAAAACTCCAAGCCGATGCAAGGAGTAGCAGACAAACTTTAGATGATATTGAAATCAACAAAGGTATAGACCTTGTTATAGAAAATCTTTCAAATGCTAAGCCATCTGAATTGAAGAAATTAACATATGATCCTGTTTCTGTGTCGAGAAAAATTGATGAGAATACAAGTTATTTCCTTGTGAATGATATCAAAAATAATGTTACTCGATATTACCAGTACATAAAAAATACAATGCGAAATCTATCCTTAAAAAATGTTTATAGTGATGACCTTATTCGTGCTCAAATGAAAGAGTCCTATAAGCAATTAGCAGCTAAAAAGCTGTCACCGGAACAAATATTTTATGAACTGTCAGAACAAATCCGAAGAATAACAAAGCAGGATATTCGTTTTTGCTATATCGTAGTTTCGTATTTTGTACAATCGTGTGAGGTGTTTCATGATATTACCAAATAAATTATTTTCATACAATCAAAGTGTCCTTTCTAAAATACCTTCATTTCTGGAAAGCCTTGATAGACCACAAACACCAAAGGAGTTATATCTAAATATGCGGAATGCTATTAGTAGTCCTATGGAATTTATGGATGTGCTGGATTGCCTATACGCACTTTATAAAATTGAGATTGATCAGGAAGGGAGAATCTATAAATGCTAAAGGAGATATACTGTGAACTCTTAAAAACAAAAACAAGACCAAGTGGCAAGATTATCTTCCACAATGGTCTAAATGTAATATTAGGAAGTAAAGTTGGCACTACATCCATCGGAAAATCAACTTCTCTATTGATTATTGATTTCGTATTTGGTGGAGATACCTATTCTAAAAGTGATGCAGTAAAGGAACTTGGTAACCATACTATATATTTTACTTTTAACTTTAATGGCAAAGACCACCACTTTGCTAGATCTACGAATTCTTCTGCAAACATTGGCATCGTTGATGCCAATGGCAATATTATCACTACACAAACGAAAGGGGATTATATTAAATGGTTAGAACACCAATATCATATGGATTATGAAGGAATGCAGTTTAGAAACACACTTAGTAGATTTTTTCGCATATACGGAAAAAACAACTATAGTGAGTTGCACCCTCTTCAAACACGTGGTGGTACTGAGTCAAAAAAAGATGCTATTAAAATTCTGGTAACACTATTTGATCGATACTCAGAAATAAAAGCATTCGAGGAACAAATCAGTGATGTCGACAAACGTATAACTGCATTTAGAGAAGCTAGAAAATATGAATTTATACCGTCCGCAGTTGATGGCACAAAAAAATATGAGGAAAATCTCTCTATGATATCCTCACTCAAACATGAAAAAGAACAACTTGAAGCAACCAACAATAGCGGCATTACCTCTAACGATATAGAAAAAGCAAATGAATCTAATTACTTGAAATTGCAGTTAAGAGATGCTCGTGTTAAATTGCAACAAAAGAAAAGTGATTTGCACCTCATCAATTTAAATATTAGTCAAGGTGTATATCCTACTGAAGCTGACCTGAAAAGTCTTTCTGATTTCTTTCCAGAAGCAAACTTTAGAAAACTTATGGATATTGAAAGATTTCATAATAAAATACAGGCGATTCTTGAGGAAGAATTATTAGAAGCCAAAAAAGATGCAGAGCAGGCAATTAAGCCTTTAGAAGAGGTTGTTGAAAGTTTGCAAAGGCAGATTGAAGAAATTAAGCCATCTATGGCATTTAGTCATGAATTTTTGGATGCCTATACACAGCTTGATCGCAGAATTCATAAACTTGAAGATGAAAATGATGCATTCATCACCAGGAATAGACTGCAGAATGAAAAAAAGCTGGCAAACAAACGATTGAAAGAACATATGAAAATCATCTTGCATGAATTAGAAGTACAAATCCAAGAAAAGCTGACAGAAATAAGTGATTTTGTTTCGGAAGGTATTGACAACTTTCCTGTTATTAGAATCAATGAAGCAGACAGTTATACCTTTGAAACTCCAAGAAACACTGGAACCGGAACAAACTATAAAGGTATGCTGTTTTACGACCTAAGCATTTTAAAGCTCACAAACCTGCCGGCAATCGCTCACGATTCTCTGCTATTTCCATATATTTCTGATAGAAACATTTGCAGATTATTGCAACTATATTCTGAAGAAAAAGATAAGCAGATTTTTATTTCCTTTGACCATGAAGAAAATTACGGCAAAGAAACCAATGAATTATTGCAGAAATATAAGGTACTTAAAATTGATGCTGAAGGAGAAGCTTTATTCGGAAAACAATGGGGCAGAAAGGACTCGACACATGAGAATTCAATATAACAAACTTTGGAAATTAATGATTGATAAGAATATGAAGAAAGCTGACCTTCGTGAGAAAGCAGAAATCAGTGCTAACTCCGTCGCAAAACTCGGTAAAAATGAACCTGTTCGACTTGATATTCTAATGAAGATAGCAGATGCATTAGATTGTAAAGTTGAAGATTTATTTGAAACCGTAAGAGATACGAATAACTCAAGTAATTAATCATAGGAGGTATAGAAATGAAAATCAATACATTAAACGACTTGTATGAACTTTCTAAAGAAAAACTTGAAGGTCAACATGGTACAATTACCATTACTTTTGCCAATAGAAATCACGTATATTCTGGCAATGATGTTATAGGTAATTGTTTGCAAGAGTGGTTGCCGAACTGGTTTCAATTTATTGGTGTGGATATTCAACCTGGGAGTGGAACACAGGTATTTCCAGATTTCATGGCAAAATTCAACGGAGTAGAATATGCTGTAGAAGTCAAAGCTTGGAATATAAATAATTCTCCCGCTTTTGACCTAGCAAATTTTCAGAGTTTTCTGGAAACAACATATTCATCACCAGGAAAACTAAACGCACAATATTTTATTTTAGGTTATAAACCCGAAGACGATGGTTTTTCTCAAGGGTTTACTGTCCAAAAGGTATTTTTGAAACACATATGGGAAATAACATCTTCTACAACAAAATATCCAGTTGGGCTCCAGGTAAAACGTGGAAATCCGTATGCAATGCGTCCATTTAATTTCTATAAGAAACCAGATAAGTGTTTTCAAAACAAGCAGGAATTTATACTGGCAGTGAAAGAAACATTCGAAATGTTTCCTAATCCAGTATTAACCTTTAGTCCGGAAGAATGGTATCAAAAAGTTTCACAATATTAAAAAATATGGTAGTTGCTTAAAAAATTAGCAACTGCCATATTCTTTATTTGTCTTCCAAATAGGTATCTAATAATTTTTCAGAAACTGCTTTTATTACAGGCACACATACTGTATTGCCTAACAAATCAAAAGCCTCTGCTTCTTTTAAAAACTCTAAATTATAATCTTCTGGATAACCAAAAAGCTTAAGTCCTTCATTTATAGAAAGTGTTCGAAGCCCATCTTGTACTGGTACTGCCAATTTTTGTATATCAGTAGCCACAAGTGTAGGGGTCACATCATTTGGAGAAAGTATTTTTGAATATTCGAAAGATAATTTGCCTGTGACAATATTATAACCCCTCTCCAGCGTTTCATCTGGTATTCTTCGGTTACCTACTAGCTGTTTAGGATATTCATAGGCTAAATATCCTTTATCTACTAAATCGGTCAGCAATTCATGTAGGTTTTCATGGGGATAAAAAGTACTGATCATACTTTCAGTTAACGGCATTCCATCCATCCACTTTATTCCTATTATATCTGCCCACTTTTTATTTCGCCTCTGTCGTAATAATAACTCTAACAGTTCTCGCTGATCATCTGAAATTTCGCCCTTTAATCCTATATCCCAGCTGTGAATATTATTATCACCACCACGCTTATCTTTGATTGACTTACCATATAATTCTTCAACTTTATAATGCTCTAATAGTTTTTCTGTAAAAAATGTATGTTTAGCTGGGATACTATAATCTATAATATCTTTAAGAACGCTATGTGAGACAGTAAAATTTTCAAGATTATTTACCTTTCTACCTCTATACCCTATAAAATAGATTCTGTTTCTCGACTGTGCAAGACCAAAGTCTTTACCGTTTAGTACTTTTGTCTCAACACTGTAGCCTAATTCAATCAGCGTGTTGACAATCACTTTGAAAGTTCTGCCTTTATCATGATTTACTAGCCCTTCAACATTCTCTAAAACAAATCCAAGCGGTTTTTTTTCCATCAATATTTTTGCTACATCAAAGAACAAAGTTCCCCTTGTATCCTGAAAACCCATCCCTAATCCAGCCTGTGAAAATGCTTGACAAGGAAAACCAGCTAATAAAAATTCGAAGTTCGGAATATTTGAAATTCGAACTTTTGTAATATCACATCTTGCGTCTTCACCAAAATAATTTTTATATGCTTTTAAAGCAGCTGGCTTGATATCACTAGAAAATACACATTTGCCAATAAGTCCCTTTTCTCTCAATGCCTGCTCAAAACCTAATCGAATACCTCCTAGTCCACAGAACAAGTCGATATATCTTACTTCATTTGTATTCTGTTTAAGCTCCTTTGCAAGTTGTTCCAACCCAATATATATTAGTTCTCTACATTTTTGAGAAAAGTTTTTACTGGACGGTAATTGTGAATTCTCTATCATTTCCTTCTCATTATCATCTAAATAAATTGTGATGGGTTTTCTTATATTATTAACAGATTTTCTTCCAACTCCATTTCTATATCCACCATGCATAACGCTCACCTCTAGATTTTTTTCTATCATACCATAAAGGCATTGTTTTTTCAAGATACACGAAACCCAATATTTAAATTTTCTCTGACTTTTAATAGTATATTTTATTCTATTAATTTTCACACTTATCGACTCAATCCCATATTTTCTATTTTGACAAGTTTCAGTAAAGTAAAAAATACCGAGAGTCAGGCAGCTTTCAAATCACTGTCCAAACCCTCGGATGTGCTTATTTCAAATTATTTTTTATTTATGTACTTTTGTACATAAAGCTATCGTATCGAGATGTAATAGTTAGGCTAGAACCGAACAAGTCTGAAAAGGCTAAAACTTCTTAAACTTGGGTATTTTATAAACATGTTATCTATTCAAACTTGTGTATTTGATTAAACTATATATTATTCCAACTTTTTCTCTATTAATTCAAGCGTGTGCTGTCCAACTTTTTCTTTTGAAAAACTTTCGACAACGCTTTTCATTGTTTCAGCACTCCAGTATATCTTGAGTTTTTCTTTTGCACGGGTTATAGCAGTGTAAAAAATAGAATGCGATATTTTTTCTGCGTTATAAGGGGGAATAATTATCTTTACAGATTTATACTCTAAACCTTGTGCCTTATGAATGGAAATAGCATATGCAATTTGAAACGGAATAATTGTTTTTATTCGTTCTTCGTCTGTTGCCGTTTCATCATTATTTGCAATTACTTCTAAACGTATCCTTGTTCCAAAATCTGTTATGTCAACAAATTCAAAACTTTCATTTCTGCATTGTCGCTCAGTTAGAATAGTGTCAATATCAAGCGTAAACGATATTGCTGAATCGTTTTTTGAGATATCTACTATTTTTCCTTTTAAATTGTTGTACAATAATGATGAGCGCTTGGTATCGAGAAAAATCACAGGATCTCCGACTTTGAATGTCCATTCAGTCCATGTGTATACATCGCTTTTAGTATTTGCATTTTGAAAATAAAGGTTCATATTGTTTAAGCCAAATTTACCATCATAGTTTAGGCACAGTACAATCTCATCTTCATCTTGAGGTATAAATATTTCTTCCCCTATTTTAGAAGAAAAAGGACCATCTATTGCTAGCTTTTCCGTAATAATAGGTTCAATACACCTAACTTCATCCCATAAACTTTTTAACTCTTTTTTGTCTGTTCTCCAAGTGTTTAAAAGTTCAACATTGGCGTAATCCGTTTTAATAATATCCTTGGCATAATAAAACCAGTTACCGAAATCGATAGACTCAATTTGATAAATATCCCCTGCTAAAATAAGCTGCGTACTCTCATCAATTTTTTCGAGTAACCTCTTCATGGTTCTATTGTCTATAGTGCTGCATTCGTCAACAAAAACTATGTCATAATCAGTAAGTGTAATTGTCTTTGTAAAGCTATCAATACTAACAAAATCAGAGTCAAGACCTGGATTATCTATAAGTCTTTTTAAATTTTGTAAAGCAGTATACGTTTTCGTAAGAAATAGTTTCTTTGACTGATTCATCATATTTGAAATATGGTTAATCAACGTAGTCTTTCCCGTACCAGCTGCTCCGTAAATAAGCATTACTTGAGAATTTACAAACAACTTTTGCAACGCAACCTTTTTTAACGGATCTTCAAAATTTATATTACATTGACTAAGATATCGTAAGTTGGATTCCTTTTGTCCTTTGTTAGTCGTTTTTGAAAGTTTCAATAATTTTTCAAGTATTAAAAGAGTTGTGCTTTCGTAGGAGTCAATGGATAAAAAACCGTTTTCTTCATTGATTAAAAAGCCATTATTGCACTCCCAACTATCAAGACTATCATTGTATTTTTTTATCTCCTCTAGGCTTGCTACTGAATCGATATCAAAATACAGTTCTCCAGTTTCACGTATCAATCTTTCAATTGTTAAGTAAGGTTGTACAGTATCAAATTTAGCAGAATCATTTGTTATTTCAAGTATGTCATTTATACTGCTTTTGCTTGTTTTTCTTCCAGCCAGATTTGAAATAAAAGGGTTTTTCTCAAATGGATAGCATCTGCTCGTAATATAAAGATCGTCAGTAAGACATCTTTTATCAAATGCATTTGGTAGTACTGATTCTAATATCTCTTCCCGTAGGTTTAGTAATATGTATCGTACTGTGTGCTTTCCTTTTTTGTGTGAAGATGAAGAATAATCTCTTCTAAGTTTTATAAATACATCCTTAAAAATCTTCGTGTTTGTCTCACCATATATTTGATACAAAGCGTTTTGAAAGCTATCTCCCTGCAGATTAATTAAATCAAATAGGTTCATACCTGTCCGAGTGAGAAAATCCATCAATGAGCTATACTCACCATAATTCTTGCTTAATTTCATGTTTATGTTCAAAATTTTACCTAGCTTATTTAAACACGAAGGGTCAATAGATACTTTCCAATTCGTTACTACTTTGATTTTACTTTTTACACTCCAAAGATTGATTTCAGCATTAGCATATGCAATTTGTATTGAGTAATTGGTTGATATGTTTTTCTTGGTATATACAGTTATCCGATTAAATTTAGTTGCATATAACCCAGCTAATTGCAACGTAACTTCAAAGTATCTTTCCCCATTAACAAAGAAGGGAGTCTTTTTTTGAATATAATATCGAGAGGTTCTAAGTTCATTTGGTGATAAATCAGTTGCAGCAATACTTGAAGCAACCATTTCATAATACTCTGTATCGAGAGTATCAGTATGCAAAGGGAATGCTTCCAGATTTCCTAATACAGAAATTTTAAAATTATTTTTCAAGAACCTTCTAATCTCCCAAAGATAGTTATAATATTTCAGCATTAATCTTTCAGCTTGACCTTCTTCCGGAATTCTTGATCCGATATATTTAAGGCCCTTCAAAAAGTTGCTTAAATATTTAGTTTCAATATTAAATTGAGACAACTCCCATGCTAATCTTTCATTGACATCTGTATATCCTAGATTTATTGCATTTAAAACTAAAACAGCATAACACAAATCATATAGTCCATTCACAATTCTTCTTGATACATTGTCACGAGATTTATTGTCATTATTAATTCTATCAATTTCTAGCGATATATCCTCACATCTGGTTTTAACGATTTTTATAGCATCATCCTTTCTAAGATTATCCTTATTTAATTTGCTTAGGAATAGATGAAAATCAATAATTCGTTGGAGCTTATTGCAGAACATATTAACGCTTTCATCTGTATCTTTTATCTCATCTTCAGAACTTAGGTTAATTGTAGTACTATTCTTCTCAAAGTTTATTGATTTGATAAAACTGGGTGAAAGATATTTCCAGAAAACACGTTTCTCGCTTCTAACGTCTGGGTTAAGAACAATAAATAAAATTCCTGGATCTGCAGTTACTTCACTGGCTATAAAAGCCGGAAATGCCAAGCTTTTTAAGCTATATGAAATTATTCCATCAGTTTCTCTATAATTATGCGTTCCCTTTATCTGAACTATAAAATTTTGTTCTGGACATCTAGATATTTCAGGGTTTGAGACAAACTCAAATGTACCATCATGATTTGGCCATTTATCATCACAAGAAAAGTTAGTATTAATTTTTCCACCTGAGGTCAGAAATGTTTCTAAAGTTGAAACTGCTGCACGATCTTCAGCTGAATGTTCAGAATGGGTTGAAATATGGCGTCGTAATAAATCGTTATTATTTGAGAGCAA